ATGCCTGACTCGACTGCCATCAGCCAGCCCGCCAGTGAACTGCATTACGTAGACGACACTCAACCGGGCCTTACGCGCAAGGTACTGCGCGGCAAATTCGCGTACTTCGATACCAAGGGTCAGCGCATCAAGGACGAGTCGGAGATCAAGCGCATCAACGCACTGGCAGTCCCGCCCGCCTACACCGAAGTGTGGATCTGCGCCGACCCGTTGGGTCACCTGCAGGCCACCGGCCGCGACGCCCGCGGGCGCAAGCAGTATCGCTACCATCCGCGCTGGCGCGAAATACGTGATCAGGACAAATACTCGCGGCTGATCGAGTTCGGCCATGCGCTGCCCAAAGTGCGCAAGCAGATCGAAGCACAGCTCGCTCAGCCGGGCATGGGCCGGGAAAAAGTCATGGCGACGGTCATTTCATTGCTGGACGCAACACTGATCCGCATCGGCAACAGCCAGTACGCCAAGGAAAACCGCTCGTACGGCCTGACCACCCTGCGCAACAAGCACGTTGAAGTCAAAGGCGGCCAAATCCTCTTCGAGTTCCGCGGCAAGAGCGGCGTCGAGCATAAAGTCAGCGTCAAGGATCGACGTCTGGCCAACGTGATCAAACGCTGCATGGAACTGCCCGGACAAAACCTCTTCCAGTACCTGGACGAAGACGGCGTGCGCCACGCGGTGACCTCTTCCGACATCAATGCCTACCTGCAAAGCCTCACCGGCTCGGACTTCACCGCCAAGGACTACCGAACCTGGGCTGCCAGTGCGCTGGCACTGGCAACGCTGCAAAAACTGCACTGGGAGCCAGAGGCCGACGCCAAACGGCACATCGTCGACATGGTCAAGGCAGTCTCGAAACAACTGGGCAACACCCCTGCCATCTGCCGAAAATGCTACATCCACCCGGCGGTTCTGGAAGGCTTCCTGCTCGGCAACCTGGCCAAACTCCCCCGCTCCCGACAACGCAAAGGCCTGCGCCTGGAAGAAGTCGCCCTGGCAAGCTACCTGCGAATACTGGCTGACAAGGTCGAGGCCGTGGTGAAGGATACGGTGGTGAAAGACAGCAAAGCCTGAGTCGCCGGATCACGGCACGTCAGCCTTTGCACCAATAAAATTTCGTAGCCTCATGATTTGCCAAGCATTTCTGACAGGCAAAAAAGCAGCGTCTTGTACCGTTCGGGACGCTTTCAAGCTTGCTTCATAGGGGCCGGGTGTATATATTCCCTGCTCTTGGCGCTACCGCCCCGATGGCGAAATTGGTAGACGCAAGGGACTTAAAATCCCTCGTCCTTTGGACGTGCCGGTTCGACCCCGGCTCGGGGCACCATTTAAAATCAAGGGGTTAAGTGGCTTTAGTCACATGCCCCTTGAGCTTCATGCTCCGCAATAATTAGTGCTGCTCCGCAACTCGTCGTAAACCCTACCCTCCCGGCGTCCTGCCGACGAACACCACTCCCCAAACCAGAAGCACTCGACTACTGTATGCCTATACAGCAATTGAGAATCACTCATCATGAACATCGACTACGCCGAAGACTGGCCGTTCTGCCCCACGGAGGAGCAGATGCTCAAGCAACACGCGCACCTGGTATCGGAAGAAAACAGGCTTTTGCGCGATGAGGTAGACCGATATCGTAAACACGTCACCAAGCTGATTGACATGCACAATGACGCAGCCCTCGAGCGTGACAGGCTCCGGATAAAGCTGAGAGACGCGGACAGCCGAATATCTGATCTGCTGCGCGACGCTTGCAATTCCTGGGCGACAATCAACTCACTGAAGTACGTCATCGACCAGCATCGGGAAGTTATGAGAGGCGCTGGAATAAGCCCGGAAAGATGGGGTGGAAAGGAGTAGCGTTCGAAGCGGGCCTACACCTTACGAATCCCGAACTGGGCTACCTTGACCGTCGAGTCCTGCGGCACGCCTGCTGCCAGGTACAGGCCCATGCGCGAGGTGATCACGGTTTCACTCAGATCAATCGTGCCGCGCTGTGTTTCCAGCGCCCCGGAAAAGCTGGCCGGCATGGTGAACGGCTCTTGGTACTTGTCCATCGACCGAAAGTAGGACGTGGACGATGCGCCATTGACCGTCTTGGTGATAGTCAACTCAGCTTCCCAGGCCAGTATCCCGCGCGATGAGCCGTCGATCTCGACCGCCGACACCATTTCGATAACGTCGCCGGCCGCCAGACTGGTCTGTACCACGTTGGCCGTGGGCTGCATGTAGATGTAGCCGCCCGCCGCCGCCATGTTGCCACGCAGCTCGATGCACTGCGCCTCACCATAGGCGGCAGGCTCTTTGAACCAGCGCGTGGTGATACCGGTCAGGCCAGAGCCAACGGCCTTGTATCCGTCCGCCAGCACCGACCCGGCCGCGGCATTCACGCCTGCCGGTAGCGCGCCGCCAGTGCCAGCCAGCAGCGGGTTGGCATTGAGGCAACCGAACGGGCGGATGGCCGAGTAGATGTCGCCAGAGTCCGTGGGCAGCGGAATGCTGGGGAATTCGAAGTTGGCGGTGATGATCGGCACCACACGCGAACTGATGAACTCAGCACCCAGGAGATTCGGGTGCAGGCCTTCCACGGTCATGGCTTCGGTGAAGCCGTCCCAGATGTTCACCACCAGCACGAACTGACTGACGTAGCTCAACACCCAGTCTTTGTAAGCGATCGCATCGGCCAGCGCCTGCCCGGTCAGCGCCCTGCTACCGAAGCGCGGCGTGCCGGTGCCAACGATCAGGTACTTGCCAGGCGTGTTCAGGAACGCGGTGACGATCTTCATCACGTTGGCTTTCGTGTCGGCCAGGCTCATACCTGCCGTGGTGCTGTCATTGGTGCGCGACAGCAGCAGCCACAGATCGGCAGTGGACGATGCAATGCAGGCCGGCAGCCTGGCCAGAAACTGCCCTGTGTGGTCGCCGAGCTTGCCCTGGTTGTCGACGTAGCTCGGGAACAGGCCGGTACGCGCCGCGATCCAGCCCGCATAGCCATAGGCCTCGGTACCGAACGCCGTCGCCGCGATGGTGTGGCAGTTGCCAGAGAAGCTATCGCCGAGCAGGCCCAGGCCGCGCCGGATCGGTTGACGTCGTGGGATCGGGTTGACCAGAAGGCTCATCGAGTCACCTCGAAAACAGCGCCACCATTGGGTGTAATGCGCGTCGAAGAATTGCCGAGCTGCAGCAGGTAGCCGCCGTCTTTGGTGAAGGTGTCAGTCACCACCCAGTTACCGCCGGCCTGCTTTTCTACGGTCACGCTGCCGCCGTTCGCCTTGACGATCAGCATCGTCTCGCCCATGTATTTTTGAATCAGCTGGGTATTTGCCATTTTATTGTTCCGTTACTCGGAGGTAATCAGGGGCTTTGGGAGCGCATCAACAAAGCGGTTACACGCTAGGCCCGCTATTCGGGATTGGTCATAAGCCTTTGCCAGCTCTCCCGCTCGCGCGTCAGCCCGGCCGAGCAGGTCGGAGAGCACCATGGCGGCGCGGGTGGCTGCCTTGCCTCGTTCGGCAGCGCCGGTATCACCGGGGGCGCAACTGGTGGTGGCTGCCAGCTTTCCGGCTTCGACACGCAGCCGGTCGCCAGCAGCGTCAGCGACAGCAGCATCAGTAAGCGCAGCGGTCTGTTCTTGTCTTGCATCGTTTGCCACCTGGTTGGCCGCTTTCTGGCGGCGTTGCTCTTCGGTTCGGTACTCGGTGGTCGTGGTGGCCACCGCTTCGGATTGGGCGCTGACTTCCTCGGCCCACTTCGCCTTCCAGGCCAGATCGGTGACGGTCACACCGTGCAGGTATGCACCGTATAACGCTCCAGCCAGCGCCAGCAGGATCAGCAGCAGGCCGACCGCTTTCCACGGCAGGGCCTTCACGCCAGCACCTCAAGCGCCCGGGTGTACAGCGCCTGCCGGTCGGCAAGGCCGTTCGTGCCGCCGTTGATGCGACGGGTTATGGTCAAGAAGTCGCCCTTGTCCGCCAGCGTGTTGAGGGCGGCCCGGTGCCAGAACCACCCCGCCGACATCGCGGCGTACTGCGCCAGCTCGAGCAATTCGGGATGGTTGATCAGATCCAGGCCCAGCGCTTCGGCGCACTCGGCATAGTTCGCCCGCCCAGTGATCTGGATCAGGCCGCGCCCACGGTATTTGGAGCCATCGCCCGGCACCGTGTTGCCCAGGTCCGTGCGCCCCTCATACCCCAGTTGCTGCTTGGTTGGTCCCCAAATCTCGCGGACATAACGCAGCTGACCGGACTCATGGCCGACCTGGGCGATGAACGCCGCGATGCGCAGCGGGGTCACGATCTGGTACTTGCTCATCGCCGTATTGAGGACGGGTGCAAAAACGCCGGCTTTCTGGCCGGCGTTCGGGAGGATCTGCAGCAGCTGCTGCGCGGTGATCGGCATTTGGGTTTCTCCAGGCAAAAAAATACCCGCTCAATGGCGGGGTGCGGGTGCTGCTGTTCTGGTGTTATGCGGCAGCAGGTTCTGGGGCTGATTGAATCGATGCCTTGAACTCTGCCATCTCGGTCCGGAACGCCTCAAACTCTGCGCGTAGCGCTCCAAGCTCGGCGCGCAGCTCTATTGTTTCGACATGAAGCTCTTTGGTGCCGCCCATCACATCTGTGATCAGCGCCATCGGGTCTAGCTGCTGAATCCGTGCTTGGCCGTTTTCGTCTACGCCATCCTTCACACCCGAAACAGCCAGCGGGTTTACCTCTTGGGCCTCATGGGCAATCAAGCCCTGGTAGGTGGTGCCATCGCCGCTAAAGACCGCGCCGAATATCTTGCGCTGGTAGGTGACGATCCTGTAAGCATCGATGCGATCAAGGTACGACGGCACTTTCGCGTTGGCGATGTACTTCTTGAACCGGTAGTCAGACCCGAACAGCGTCATGGTCCCGACGTAGGTGTTGTCGATCCAGACGTCAACGTTAGAGCCGGTCCAGTTGTAGTTGTAGACAGTCCCGCCACGACCGGCGCTCAGCCCTGCCCTGCACCAGGTGCCTGCTGACTCAAGTCTCCCTGTGATCTGCATCGCACCCTGTAGTGTCAGCACGCCCCCTGTTTGGTTGATCAGCCTGACGTCATAGTCTGCTGTAGTGTTGTTGTAATGAAAGTCGATATAGGGAGCGTTGTTGCTGAGTTCCAAGCCCGCAAACGTGGGAGCAGAGGCCGGGCCGATACCTAACGAATTACGCGCTGTAGTCTGGCTGTTGCCGCCAGTGCCGCCTGATGCAATGCTGATCGGGGCAGCAGTCACAGAAAGCGACGAAACCGTAAGCAACCCTTCGTAGCTGTACGTCATCGAAGGGCCGGTAGCTGTATTACCAGCATTCACTGACCGCCAGGTGAACCCGCCAGCGCCGCCGCCACGGTTTACAACGAAGTGGCCTTCACCCTGCGAGCCCGAGTTCCATCCCATGTACATGCCTTGCACGTTGTAAAGCGCGCTGGCCTGCTGAACACCGACCTCAGAAAAAATAACCCGTCCGTCCGAGCGGCCAGTGCCGCCCTTGGCTACCGGAAGCGTGTCGTAGTTGCCGGTGGTGCCCAGCGCTGCCAGCGTATTACCCCAGCGCTGGTTTACCGTATTGAACGCATCTGTCAGCGCCTTGGGGTAGCCCTGAACTGGTTCAATGGAATAAGCAGCACCGCTGACAGTCGCGCCCGCGTATGCGGGCAGAATCGCCAACACCGTTTCACTGACAATGTTGGTGACCTCGTAACGACGACCGTCCGGACCATTGAACGCATCACCGAGCCGCGAGGTGGATGCGAAGTTGGTGCCGGCACCGGTTACAGTCGTGGAATTTTGGGTGACGGCAACTGTGCCGTTTCTCGACCAAGGCATAGAGCTTCCTTAAAATTCAGTTGTAAGGGAATGGCAGGTTCGCTGTCGGAACGACAAGCGCCTGTGGGTATCGATCCAAAGGAAGATTGGCCAAGGAGCCAGGTAAGCTGTACTGGTTACCCGACAAGTCGATGCTGGATGTAGCGCCTGCTGGTGCAAACATGAAGCTGATACCGCCGTTGCGCCCATAAGCTCCTTCGGAGAAGCCAATGACTTTGGCGTTTACGCCCGTAAGTGATCCATCGATATAGCCTGCAGCACCACGTGACCAAGGCAAGCAAACGGCATATTCGACCCCTTGACCAAGCGGTACATCAACGACGAAGTGACTCTGGAAATCGACAGAAGCGGTCTGGGTCCGGATGGCCTGCCAGCTCCCACCTGCGTAAGGTAGAGGCCTACGGCTCCACGCGTCCGATGCGCCTGGCGCGGGGGCCTGAACTGTTGCAACCACGTTCAATGGGGGCTGGAGGGAATTGAAAGTGCATACCCCCTGATCGGTGTATGTCTTCAGATACGGCGATCCAGGAATATTGTCGGCCATCAGATCAAACACATAGGCCTTGGTTGCAGTACTTGCTGCGCTGAAGTGGAACGTCATAGCGGAGCCGCTGATCGACGTCCCTTGCAGGCACCCTTTGCCAACGAGAAACACGATCGGTGATCGAGGACTGTTTACGGTTGTCGTGAACATCTGGTCGCCTGTTCGCGTGCTGTCGATGTAACTACCGCCCTGATCAGGATCGTTTGTAACCGACCGCAACACCTTTCTCTGCCAAACTTCTCCGGCGACCAGATAGCCACTCTTGACCAGTCCGTAACATATTCTGGAAGTATCGAACAACAATTCACCGGTATCTTTATTTACCACCAACGAAGTCATCAGTAATACCCGTAATAAATTCGACAGTTCGCCGAGAAGTAACCCCAACCGTTGGTGTTGTAGGAATAAGCCCAAGACAGCGAAGTGCCAGACAGGGTAATGCCCGGCCTCTTCCCTTTTTCGCGCTGGAGATCCACCAGCGGGACGGGAATAAAGTAGGCTGTTTTCCCAGGGGGCGGCGCTGGAATCGTCACTGCCCCATTCACGCCGTTTGTATCGACACTACCCATTGTCTGACTGAGCTTCATGGTCATGTCGACCAGCACTCGTTCATCAGCGGTTTTTAGCGTTATCCCCGTCATGTCAAAGACTCAAATCGATGCCAAGAACACCGTTGGCGTGGTACATCTTGATGGATGAGTTGCTGATGGTTGACCTACGCCCATCGGCCATGCTCCCGTTGAGCTGCCACGGACCGGTCTTTGGAAGAAGCCAGCCGCTAACGTTCGCCACGTAGTCAGAGGACTGAAGGTTGCCAACTTTCAGCCAGCTGATTGAGCCGTCCTCGATAAACGCCGAACGGATGAATGTCTGCCCGCCAGTGATGCCGAAAAACGACTGCGGCGATTGCGAGCTGGTATTCATCACCAAGAACGTATCGGCCCTCACCACGAACTGCGAGGTCGTGCCTGCCGCCCCGCTTTCAAGTCCAAGACCGAACCCGGCCGCGTACGGGATGTTGTTTTGCGTTAGCTCCATTCTCACCGACCAGATTCCGGCCAGCTTGTTGTTGGTGGCGGCCAGAGCACTGGTTGTCTGCTGAACCGCAACTGTCGCGTCGTTTGCCTTGGCCTGCGCCGTCTCAATCCGGGTAGCCAGCGCACCGTCAGCGTTAGACCTCGTGGCCGCTTCGGACTGAATGGCCGCCTGAACCGTCGTCTGGTTTGTGGTTACCGTGGCCGTCAGGTTGGTGATCTGCTGCGCAGTCGCCTCCCTGTCCGTGGCTTGCGCTGTTTCAACGATGCTGATCTTTGCATCGTTTCCCGCGACCCGAGCATCAAGCAAGGTGGTGCGCTGAGCCTGCGCAAAGTCATTTTCTGTCCGTACCCTCACCTCCTGCGCGTAGTTGGCTGTTTCCTCCCAAGCTTTGAGAGCAGCGGCCATCTCGCCTTCTACGCCGTCATCCCTCGACGAGGCCTGCAGCGCATTCAGTTGAGTGGCGGTCGCCGTGGTCTTGCCATCGATCGTCGCGATGTTGGTTGTATTCTTGGAGACCTGGTCAGCCTGGGCATTAGCCGACCGGATCGACTGCCCCGTGTTGACCCAGTACGTCGGGTTCGGCGGACCATTCGATCCGTTGGCCGCCGCTGGCACTGCTGTTATGGCTGTCCAGAGGTTGTCACCCACGCGCACGGTGTTGTCGCGCACATAGGCATCGGTCGGCACGTAGACCAGCGCGTCGGTGATTTCCCCGATATTGGCTTTGAGCTCTTCCAGTCGCTCGTTCACCGAGCCAGGTCCGTCGCCGTCGATGAGGTCGAGCCTGCCAAGCAGGTGTTCACCGAACTGGCTTTCGGTCAGCTGCTTGTCCAGCAGGTCCAGAACAGGGCCTGCATCGCTGCTGGTCTGCCCCATGACGCCGATACCGGCCGGATACCACGGCCCGATGTTGCCGGTCCGATCCACCAGGCGCGCCCAGAAGAAGAACGTCACGCCCGCCTTCAACGACTGCATGACGTGTTCCGACTGCGGATAGGCCAGGTCGCTCAGCTTGGTGGCCTTGGCCAAATCGGTCGTCGGCCCGTACCAGATTTCGGTTCGCTGCGTATCCTCCACACCTGCAGGAAAGGTCCAGTTCAGCTTGATGCCAAAGATCAACGACGCGGCACTCAGAGAGGTTACGGCAGGCGGTAGACCCTCTTTCCCCTTGAGCTGCGTCAGGATGGAATTCCGCCAGCTCGACGAGATGTCGTAGGCGCTGACGGCACGCACGCGGGCGAGATAAGCGCCTGCATATATGCCCGTGATGTCGACGCTGGTGGAGCCGGTACGCTGCACCTTGACCCAGTTGCCGCTGTCCTTGCGCCACTCGACGTCATAAGCCACAGCGCCGGCCGCTGCTGGCCAGCTGATCGTCATGGTGGTGACGGCGAGCCCCTGCGCGATCGCTGTAGTGGACGCCAGCGAAACGCTGGCCGGCGATGGAACAACGGTGATCGGAATGACGCTGATCGGACGCTCTTCAAGCCGGGCACCGGTGTCGATATAGGCAAACTTGCTCGGCTCGTACTGAAGAGCGGTAATTGCGTACTCGCCTTCCGCACTGCGCTTGACGCTCAGCACCCGGTACAGAGGGATAGCCAAGTCGTCGGCGTCCAACGCCCACTGCAACTGTGTGGTAGGTGTCTCGCTGTAAGCGACGGTGACGGTAATCGCCCGACCTACTACGGACTGCACGGTACGGCCTTCAGCCTGGCCGCTGGGCAAGTTGACGATCAAACGGTCGCCAGCCTTGGCCAGTGTGTCGCGATCGAGCGTCACTACTCTTCCAGCAGCGCCAGCAATGCGTCCGCCGATCTCCCGGCCAGCCAGCAGGGAATCAGCGACCGGGATGATGTACCCCGGCAGCGGGATCGCGCCCTCCATGCCGGTACTGAAGCTGACGGTGCGGTCTTGGTTGTTGCTCATCACGACCCACTTACCCCGGCGCTGCCCCTCAGAAGCACGTGTGCATCCGATGGCTGTCAGCTCAGTCGGCTTGTCACCGAAGCGGCGCTGCAGCACAGGGTCGGCGAACGGGATGACGTCGGTGTCGTAGTTGTTGTCCGGGTTGTCGTAACCAACGATTGCCCGGGTGTAGCGCGTCTTCGCCGAGGCGCTGCCATAAGTGAATTTGCCGTCGATGACGTTGGCGCGAGTGAAGACGTAATCGAAGTCCTGGCTCCGCGGCATATCGGCTTGCGCAACGAGCTGGCCCTGGGCCCAGTAAGTCATGCCGCGATAAATGCCGGAGATATCGCGAAGTAGTGACCAGGCGTTGGCCTTGCCCTGCAGGTTCATATCGCACAGGAAGCGAGGCTCTACGCCGCCGACTCCGTTAGGGACATCCTGATCGCAGTACTGCGCGATGCGATACAGCTCCCACTTGTCGACCATCCACGGCTTGATGCGCTTACCGAGGCCAAACCGGTCTTGAGTACATACGCCATATGTCACCCAGGCAGGGTTGTTGGTCCATGCCTCTTTCATGGAGCCGTCCCACACGCCCGAATAGGTTCGGGTGAACGGGTCGTAATTGCTCGGCACCTGCCATTTACGTGCCTTGCACTTGACCGTTACTGCCGGAATGTTGGTGAACTGCTCAGCATCAAATTCGATGTAGAGCAGCGCCGTGTTCGGGTAGCGCAGCTTTGCGTCGATGACCTCTGTGAGCCCAGCCACCAGCATGGTGTCCGCGATCTTGTTGGTGTTTTGGTTGGCGGTCAGACGACGGACGCGGATCTGCCAGCCTGATGTAGCGGCGGGTAAATCGATGCGGCGCGATCGCTCGTAGCGCGTGGTGGTTTTGCCGTCCACGGCCTCCAGCAGTACCTCTTTGTAGCTGCCGCCGTCAGTGGCCACGTCGATGGCGTATTCAATGCGGTAGCCGCCAACATTCCCTTCGTCGTCCTGCTTCTGGAGCGCGGGCCATGCAAGTCGCACGCGTACGGCCGAAAGCTGAGTGTTAGTGATCGAGCGAACCCAGGGCGAGTCGTTGCGCAGCTCGACGTTGACTGTCGTCTCGTTGTCGATCGACGGAATGCCAGGAATGTACGACTGATCGACTGAACCGGTGCGCCATTCCCATTTCACATTTTGGAAATTAACGTTGCCGCTGGCATCGTTGATCGGCGTGTTGTCGAGGTAGATGTCAGCAGCCGTTGGCGTGCCTTCGAACTCGCCCTCGCCCACAGCGATGAGTAGTTTTGCCAGGTTGGTAGAGCGCAGGCTATCGGAGGCCTCGGTCGGCGACTTCGGACTGCTGCTGCCGCCTTTTTCACCGTGGATATCGATCTTCAGTGCTGCGCCCATGCTTTTCTCCAGGCATAAAAAAACCGCCTCTCGGGCGGCGCGGTCTTGCAGACGTGGCTACGTTTTGTCTTCGGCGTAGATCGAAGCGGAGATTATCGCCCCGCCCCAGCGCCGCTCACCGATGCAGATCGGGACCGGGTTGCCGCTGGCCGTGGTGTTCTTGGCGCTACCGAACGCGTAGGACGGCTGGTTTTCTGGCGCTGCGCTCTGCTTGATGCCCGCCGCTTGCGGACTGAGCATCTGGATTACGCCGCCAGCCACCAGAGAAATGCCGATTGGCATCAGCACCTGAAACCCGGGTATGAAAGATGCGGCAATCAGCACAGCGCCAATTACGGTCTGGAAAAGCCCGGCCCTCTTGCTGCCGCCAATCACCGGGACTATCCTCACTTCCCGTGAGCCTCCAAGAAATAACGCCTCTTGACCAACGTTTTGACCGTTGCGAAAAATCGCGAATCGCATACCAAGTTTATCGAGGCGCTTGATCTCGTCTTCAAATCCTTGGACTGTGGCGTTCATCGCCTTGAAAACCTCCTGAGTTTGTCCAGTGTCAATCAATCGCCGATGTCTTCGACCGAACTTTCTGGCAAGTGAGCCGGAAAGCAGAATGGTGGTCGTAGGCGTGTAATTCAGGGCTGCGGTCATGTTTTCTCCGGGCATTAAAAAACCGCCCGGAGGCGGTTTAATGTGTTTTTCTGATCAGAGGCAGCGATTCAACGAGTCTCTCAGCACGCCGCGCCCTATCTGGGCCCAGGCTACACGCTGGTACAACTTCACGATGCTACCGCTGCCTGCCTTCTCGATATTCAGCACATCGTCCGTCTGTCGATTAATTTCGCTCCCAGCGACGATGCGATATCCCGAAACGGTCTCACTCATCACAGAACTTGACCGGTAATCCTGCCATGCGGGGTACACGCAAAGAGCAATGGCTTTAGGGGCCTTCGTCGAGGTTGCTGTCAGTTGCGGTTTTTCTGCCATCAAATCCGACGGCGTCGAGCATCCAGCCAAGAGCGCCAAAGCCAGTGTCCCTATCAGAATTCGCATAATTATCCCTCATCGAGTAGGGCAGAAGATTAGCACCGCCCTGAGCACCCATCCAGTGTGGACGGAATTCCACTAGCAGCATCAATTTTCGAATGATAGCTTTCAGCAATCGTAGGCCAGTCAAAAGGAGAAAGTATGGCAAGGCGAAGCTCAAAGGCCGACAAAGAAATAGCGGGAGGGCTTGTTGTTCTCGGTGTTATAGCAGCGCCTGTTTATATCTTTGACAAAATGAACGTAGCAGTCGGCTGGAAAATTCCAGCCGCTGTCGTAGTCGGCATCATATTTTTAGTATTGCTTAGGCGATGGAAAAGAAATCGTGCTCGCCTGCATTACCTGCGTTCCACATACTTGGATGAAGGAGTTGTACAGAAAATCCTGTCAAAGACCATATGGCTTGGTCAGACTGAACGACAGCTAATTGACTCTCTGGGACCTCCGTCAGGGAAAGACCAAAAGCTTCTAAAAACCAAGACAAGAGAAGTCTGGAAGTATTATCACCAAGGTGCAAACCGATACCGGTTACGGGTGACCGTAGAAGATGGAAGCGTTTCTGGATGGGAATCAAAATCGGGTTGAGTGCCGAAGGATCAATCTTGTTCGGTCCAGCCAAGGCCCGCCGAAGACGATGATCTCGGATGGCCTGCCGTACAGGTGGTGCAGCAGGAAGGGGCCAGGGCCGAACACGCCCCCTTCCTCGCCAATCAACGAAGCGTCAGCGCCGAGATAGATGCCAGCGTGGTTCGGGTGCTTGGTCCGCCCTACCTCCATCACGATCATGTCGCCACGTTGCGGCTGATCGACCTGGACGAAACCAGCGGCCTCGTAGTTGGATTCGTAGAGGCTTTCCGCATCCGCACTTTCCCACCATCCGTCTGTACGCTCAAATGCTTCGAACTCCAGGCCGAACTCGCGCTTGTACCAATCGGCGCAGACCTGCCAGCAGTCCCACGCACCATGCACGAACTGGCGTTTCAGAAGCGGCGTGTTGCCAGTCGGCACGATGGTGCGCAGGTCGCCCTCGGGCCAGCTGAGGATATGCCAAGGCATTTCCGTCGCTTCGCACATCGCAAGGTCGCGTGATGACGGCCTGCTGGTCGCGTCCGGGTGCGAGTGAACTACGCCGATAATGGTGCCCAAGTCTTCCGCAGCAGCGTAATCGTCGGGACTGATGCGGAACTCTTCGTTTGGATCGGTCGCCGTGTTGGAGCAAGGAAAGTACTGCTGCTTTCGCCCCACACTCAGAAGCAGCCCGCAGCATTCGCGTGGGTAATCAGCCGCGGCATGCGCCTGCACGGCCGCCAGGATGTATTTCAGCATGGTCAGCTCCGTGCAATCAGCGATACAGCGGGAAAACCGCCAAAGGGTACTTCGTTGCCAGCCCCGAAGCGCGGCGTGCAGCCACGCGTCAAGGTGGCGTCGCAGACATCCAGCTCAGGGTTATCGGTTGGCTGCCCGTCCTTGTCGACGTATGGCCCGGTGTAGCCGCAGTTCGGCCCGCGATATCCACCGGTGAGGCACCAGTGACAAAGCGTGGTCATCTGCCGGCCTATCGATTCGCCGCCGACGTCGCCCGGGCTGGCCAGCTCCCAACTGACATTTTCACCATCCTCATTGGTTTTCTGATCCAAGTACCAGACCTCGATAGTTTCCTGAGTCGGATCAGCGTCGGGGTTGCCGCCAGGGAAGTTCTCGGCGTCAAGGTACCTGCCGAGCGTGTGCCGCATCGTCAGTTTGAACTCAAGCAAATCCTCAAATGCCAAACAGAGCGCCGTGATGCGCCCGTTGACGTTACCCACGGAAAGCGTAGGCCGGACTGCCGTACCGTCGCCATTCGCTTCAATGCCGTCAATCTGCATGGGCCAGGCCCCATACTCATTGCCTTGCCACCAGATTGATTTGGCGGGCAGCTGATCAGCTTCAAGGCCGGCTGCTATCAGTTCAGCGACAGTGTGCGGGATGGCATGACCATGGAAGCGCAAAATGTCTGCGCCATAATCAGAGCCATCGAGCTCAAACAGCAATGCTTCGCTGCCTGGCTCAAGCGCCTGGATGTCAGCAATCAACGGCATGAGATGTCCTTAAGGGTGGAAGGCCCGGTCGAACGTGGCCGTCAATTTGAATACGTTGCCACCCATTGGGGTGGGCACTGGATTTTTGCAGGTGAACAGACCCAACTGGCCGAGCGGCGTGGTCCAGAGGAACGCTTTCGCTCCGGCGTGCTTGTCGAGGAACTCCATGATCTTCAGGACCCTATCCTTCGTGCCGGTGAATGTGATCGGGTATGAGTCCTCCTTGTTATTCGGCCCGTCTCCGACGTCCTGCTTGTAGCCATTGCCGAACTGGGAAGTGCGCACCCGATAAGTGATATCGGGCGCGTCTCCGTGCTGGGTGGGCCAGGTAAAGGTTTCAATCGCCATAACTACCTGCCATTTGTGAGCCTCCAGATCGAGCCGCCAGGTTGCAACGCTCGAGCGATTGCAGTCTCAGCCTCAGCTTTTGCTGCTTGCTGTATGCCTTTGCCGAGTTGCGTGGAAGCTTCCTGCGTGCTTGAGCTGCCTGAGTCGCCAGACGTCTGGACAGATACCGAGACAGGGAAGTTGTAGGTGTTGCTGCCGCTGCTGCCGCCTCCGCCCAGGGCGCGGACGCCGAGCTGGCCACCGGCAGTGCGGGTGAGCGGCATGATCGCTTCGTCACCCGCCTCGCCCATGACACCCACACCGCCGCCAGCGATTCCGAAGGCCGTCGGCTTGCTGACGATGCTGTTGGTGAATGCCGCGCCGTTGGCAAACATCTGCACGCCGTTGGACCATGCACCGCCTTTGGCCTGGGCAACCCCAGACCAGCCGCTCAGTGCTGCATCGCTGTAGCCCGCAGCCGTTGAACCCGCCGACGCTGCTGTAGATGCCCCTCCGCTGAGGTAACTGGTAGCCGCACCGAACAAGCTGCCCAGTACCGCAGAGCTGGCTTGCCGTGTAGCGATCTTGGCCATATCGACCAAGATCGATTTGGTGAAGTCTGAAAACGACCCCTTGCCAGTTATCGCGAAGTTGGCGACCGAATCCTCCATGCTGCTGAACGCGCTGGTGAACAGACTTTTGGTCTGTCCGGCGACGTCCCTGGCCGATTCCAGATAGTTTTGGAAGGCCGATGATGCACCAGCACTCCAGCTGCCCTGGGCAACAGTCATGTCGTCATAGTTGGCCTGAACCGTGTCGCGCAGATCCTGCTGGTTCTTGTTGAGCGCTGCCAGTTTCAGGTTGTACTCGTCGAGGCTCATCCCCCGAGAGCCATCACCGTATTGGTTGGCCAGCTCGACCTTCTGCTGGTTGGCCCGGTCATCTACGGAGTTCTGCTGGTCCGTCAGTCCACGCTGGCGATCGCCCATGCCAAGCGTTGCCGCAGAGCGCTGTCCCTGTTGGCGCAGCGTTTTGACCTGCTGCTCTAAAGCGCTGGTGTAGGTGGACACAGCCAGTTCTTGCTTTTTGAGCCTGCCTATTTCACTGGTAGCGAGTACAGACAGTTCGCTGTCGGCTTTCTTCTGCGCCTCCACCATCGAGGTGCGAGCGTCGGCGATCTTCTGATCAAGCTGGATGCGCTGCTCGGCGCTGGTCGATGCCTTTCCCTTAGCGGCTTCCAATGCCGCTATCTCTGCCTCATAAGCCGACGATACATCACCCTTCTGCTGCTCAATGATCGCCGCGCGCTGACTGGCATAGGACTCTGCCGATACCAGCCCAGCTTTCTGCGATGCCTCCAGCTCCTTCTGGATGCCGTCGTAATAACCGGTGATCGACTTCAGCTGATTTTGCGCAGCGTTGAATGCAGTCAGGTCGATCGCTGTAGCAGGTTTGGCAGGGTCTTTGTTTTTGTCCTTGATGTTTTGCAGGGTCTTGGCGACATAGTCAGACTGGACTTTAGGGTCGTCCGGGTTGGCCTTCTTCAGCACCTCAACATCGCGCAGGTAGGCTTTAGTCAGCTTGTCGCGCTTCTCAGCGTTGGTGAGGTTGGAATCACTGATCAGCTTGAGACGCTGCTCGGCGGCAATACCCTCTTTCTGGCGCTGCGCCTCGTTACCCTTGGCGGCCGCGATCGCCGCCTGTGTTTCGCGCTGCTGGGTAAGGAACGCCAGTTCCTGCTTCGCGGTGCCGAGGCGTTGAGCCGCATCGGTGTCTGTTGGATCGTAATTTAACTGGCTTTGGGCATAGGCAGCCTTCTGCTGGAGCGCGACGATTTTCTGCGCATCGTCCTGCTCTCTGCCAATGTTCTTGACCGAGTCGAGCGTTGCTTTTGCCGAGTCACCTACAGCCTTCCATCCGCGCTCCCATAGCCCGAGATTCTTTGTAATCTCACCTGAGCGGTCATTGATCGCATCGGCATAGGAATCGGTCAGCAGCTTGGCAGCGCCAATGGTGTCGCCCTGCTCTTTCAGCGCTACGATCTGAGAATAAACGGACGCAGTAAGGAAATTGTACTGGTCGTTCAGATCCTTTGCGGCAGCAACAGGGTCCTTTCCGATTTTGGCAAACTCAGCGACGGTCTTCTCAACTGACTTGCCAGTTGCATCCTCCATTGCCGCAGCGGCATCGGCCACAGTTTTGAAACTGCCGCTGGCAATACTTCCGCTGCTTGCGATCTGTGCGAGGGATGCAGCCGCCTCGCCAATAGTCCCGTTGACCGCCGCCACTTGTCGCGCCATTACCGACAGATTGCCGGAAGTAGTGCCTGCGACGTTGCCTGTCAGAATCAGCGCCTTGCTGAAGTTGTCAGTTTCCTTGGTGCCCTGGCTGTAGCCGTAGATCAACGCACCAATAGCTGCGGCAGCAGCAACCGCGCCACCGACTACAAGACCAAACCCAGCGGTGAGGGGTGGAGTTGCAGAGTTCAGCGCTCCAGCAGCCTCCTTGGCATTCTTCGCAGCGTCAGCGGCCGTGTTTGCACCCTCGGCCATGGCACCCAGGCCTTCACCTGCCGCTTCAGCTCCATCGGCTGCCGCTTTCGCACCAGTACCAACACTCTCAAACGCCTCACCTACCGCACCAACGGTCCCACCAATACCGAGGATGGATTTGATCTTGCTGCCCAGCACATCAAGCGTTGGTCCGATGCCGCCGAACGAATCCTTGATCTGCCCGCCCTGCTGCAGCAAAACCAGCAGCGGGCTTTGCCCCGCGATGATGCTGGTGAAAATGTCGGTAAATTGCTCGGGCAGCTGCTTCAGCGCCTGCTCAGTTTGAGCCGACGATGAGGTGGTTTTTTTGAGCGTCTCACTGAAATCACCAAGCTTCTGACGGGACGCATCAATCCGGGAGGAGTACTCCTTGAACGTATCGGCATCGATGAGTCCGGCGTTCTTGAATTTCTGGAGTTGTGCTTGCTGCTCATCAAGTTTGCCGAGCGCTGTCAGCGTCGGGTTGATTTTACCCAGAAGCGCCTGGAGCCCTTCAGCCTCAATGCCAGTAGCGGCCGCTGCCTTCTTCGTCGATTCAGCAAGTTGGTCGGTCGACCCCACCAAGGCATCAGAATCAGCCTGCAATCGACGCCGAAGCGCTGCTAGGCTGCTGGCAGAAGAGCTTGAGGCGTCCACAGCCGCCGTGTTTCCGGTGACACTGGTTGTCAGGCGCTGGTAGTACTCGCTCGAATCCAGCGAAGCCTTGGCCATCGCTGTGAGGCGAGCGATCGCCTGGTCCGTTGTTTCGTTGAGCTTTCCCTCAGCCGTTGACAGGCCCGATGCTGCTGAAGTCGCTTTGTCAAAGCCCGAGGAAACCCCATCAGCAGCCTTCTCTGCCCGCGCACCAGCGGCGGCCAGTTTGTCCAGATCGGTAGCGGCCTGCGCGGCATCGCCGGAATCAACCTTGATCCCGAGTTCTGCAATGGTCGTCATGAGCGCTCCGTTATTTCGATTCGCTCATCACGAGCAATGCTTCGACTTCCAGCGTGCGGAGGTCGGAAAAGATGCCAGGTAATTCGTGCCGTTTGATGCCCGCCATGTGCGCCGTGGCCGGGATGGCAGAGTAATCAAGGCCAGATGCGCCGCCCGGCCCTGTCCGCCACTGAGTGGAGAGCGATTCGAACAGCCGGAATGCCTTCCATGAGTCCGGCCATACCTCGACCTCTTCGACGGGAATGTCAGCCAAGGTCATGCCGAAGGCGGCGAGCTCCTGCTCCGACGGCCCAGGCTCGTACAGCGCCCGGGCCGCCGCCTTCAGTTTCCCAGGCGTGCCGGGTCGTAGGCCGATTGGTACACATCGATAACTGCCTGGGGCGCACCGACGCAAGTGGTCACCAGCGCGGCTACGGCTTCGTCAGTGAACTTGTCGTCGAAGGACCAGCCAGTCACAACGTCCTTGATCTGCTCGACCTGCAGAGCGATCTCTGAGGCCGTCACTTCCTGCCAGGTGATGCCGTCGTCGATGCGCTTGGCGTTAAGATCGGCGCGGGCCGTGTTCCAGCGCTCGAACATCTCGGCAAGCGCCTTACGGTCCATGTACTTGAATTCAAATTCCACCTTCACCGGCGCTTCGCCGATGCGAGGAATCATCACCGGCGCCTTGAAGGTCGGGTTCTGGGCGATTTTGATCTTGGCCATGGGTTACGCCACCACTGCGGAGTAACGGGTTGGACGGCCGGCCAGTGACAGGGTCATAACGCGGGTCATGAGGTTGTTTCGGCCCAGCGTCGGCGTCGTGGTGATGGACACATAAGCGTTGTAAACGATGCTGCTACCGCCCGGCAGATTCAAACGAAGCACACGCGTCTGCTTGTCGTCGTCGGCAGCCTCCACCACAGCCACATAGGGAAGGTCTGGATCATCCGCCACGGTAAACGACATGCTGATCGGGTTTTTGGTGGTTGGCATCTGACGATCATCGTCGTCGGCGAGGAAGCCAAAGGTCAGAAACTGCTGGTCACCACCACTGGTGTTTACCTCGGTGATCTGGGGCACCTCGACAAAGCTGGTCACCTTGCGCACTGAGCCGGTGCCTGAACCAGCCGGGTATGGCTGCAGATTGGTGGTGTTGATGTTTTCCAGCGCAAACGTACCGCTCAGGCTTTTGGAAACGCGAGTGGCGCGATCATTCAGGCGAGTCCAGCCCGACGTTACGGCGATGATGTCACCGTCAGCCAGGCCGTGTGCAGCGGCAGTGGCAACAGCCGGATTTGCGTTGTTCAGCGCAGTTACCGGGATTGCCGCGCCATATGCGGAGGCGATCTGAAGGGTTGCGCCGTTGGGGAGTCTGAAGCCCATGGTGGTTTTCCTCTGTGCAGAAATGACAAAACCCGCTCAATGGCGGGTTCTGGGTTTGCCCAATGGGCGAATTAGTTGGTGTCGGCGCGGTACTGAAACGAGGCAGAGACTGTCAGCGTGCTGTCACCGGTGATCGGCGGCCCAGGTTCTACCGGCGTGAGCACCAGCACCTCGAACGCGTCTTGCTTGAGCCTGAGATACGCGGGGAACAGAGCGGCAATGTCGTCGACAAGGCCCTCAGCTTCGCCAGTCCCATTGCCTGCTGGAGTGACAACGTTGACCTGAAACACGCCGGTATAGACGCGGTGATCACCCGACAAGGTGTCGGTACCGGTCCCGGCTGGAAGCATGAACGCCGCCAGATACGTCTCGTCTGTCTCTGGCGTGAAACTGACACCCTGGTAGGCGATCCTCAGGTTGCGCCCACCCGCCCACACCGTGAGTCTCTGCTCAAACAGTGAGCGGATTATTTTGTGGCTCATACCTGATGATTCCTGATGGCCGCCTCAACGATCTGCTGGAAACGCGCCACGGTGATTCGGACCATGCCGCCCGGCGCCTGGGTCGAATGCCCAAATTCCAGCGGGATGGCGTATGGCAGGCTATTGGTGATGTAGGCGACGTCGCCGGCGTGGAATTCCAGCACACCGTTGACGATGCGGGCCGTGGATTTGCTGCCAGTCGGGTCGACCTCTTCTGTAGTCGTGCCATCTGGCGCGCCAATTCCGAACATCCAGTTGCCACGGAATCGACCGCCGACGTAATCCTGGCCAGCTACGAGTCCGTTGACGTTGTAGTTCTGGACACGCTCGGTCTTGGTCAACGGCTTGGCGTATTTCACGCCTCGCTTCAGTTTGCCGGACTTCGTGAAGTTCGACTCTGTCAGGTTGATGACCGTATTGCGCAGGGAAACCTTGAAGTCGTAGTCGTCGGCTGCGCGAGCGTTGGCATCACGGAACGCCAAGTTGGCCGCCCATATCTCAGGATTGCCCACTGGAGACATCCGGATGACACTGCTGCCGATCTCGATGATGATCTCGCGAAGACTGACATCAACCGCTTCCTTGGCCTGCTCGGCAAATCTGGCGAGGTCGAGGGCGAAGCTACCGGACTGACCAGCGCCTGCGCGGCTCATGAGCGCACCTGCAGCTCGTAGAGCAGTGGCGTGCCTGCCGGGTTGATCTCTTTCAGCGGCGGAATGATCGACCAGGTGCGACCCTGGACCACCACTTTGCTGAGCAGCGTCGGTGGCTCACTCAAGCCTCGAGCGGCAATCTTCAGCTTCTTGTCGCCTACCTTGATCAGGGTGTTGGTCTGGAACTCCTGCCCAGTGAAGTCGAGCAGGATGCCTCGGGCGGTTCTCTCCGTGACCGTATCTGGTGATGTGGTGCCGGTCGCCGGGCTATAGCCGCCCTTGATTGCATCGCGGATGGTGACTGCCTGGCCGTATTCGGTAATCAGATCGAGGGCCATCACAGCCATCTCATCGTAGAAGGCCATGGTGGCTCCAAGTCAATCAGGCGCGCACTGCAAACAGCCCGCGTCGTTGAAGATAGTCTGCAAACTGCGTAGCGCTGGGCCTGTCCGGCGCAGCAGGCAGCAGTCGCTTGCTCGTATTGCTGATGGTCGCGTATTCACGCTCTACCGCGCCGTCCACCTTTTCCTTCGTGACCGCGCCCTTGCGCTTGTCGATAGGATCAATGTCGTCGGCATGAATCTCTGCGGCCAGAGCCATCTGACCGTACTGAATGCGTGCCGGGAGGTACCGCTCCGGCTTGTTCTCGCCATCCAGGCGAATCTCCCGGCGAGGCCAGGACAGTGCCTGATCGCCGGAGGATTTGCGCCCCTTCCAGGTCATGCCGTCCATCACCAAGGCGGCCCGGCGCAAAACAGCCTCTTGCGCAGCCTCTTCAGCGGGAATGGCCACACCGAATTTCCCGGCGTAAATGACCAGTTCAGCGGCAGTGGCGTAGCTTTCAGCACCCGGTACGCCGGTGCCGTCCTCGATGATGAGCATGACTTATTCCTTGGTTTCGTTCAGGCGATCTGCTTCGGCCTTGGCCTGAGCTTCATCACCAGCAAAGTCGCTGAATCGTACACCGTCGCGGGTGATGATGATCCACTGGTTATCTGCTTCCAGCTTGGGGATGTAGACCGGTTCTTCCTTGGTGCCATCCTTCTGGGTGCCATTGGACTCAGGCTTGGTTGGGCCTTTGCCCGGCTTTGCAGGAGTTTTGTCAGCGGCCTTGGCCTTGCCTTTCACCGGCGTCTTGCGTGTCTCGATCTCCACCTCAATCTCGACCGCCTTGTAGGCATCGACAATTTCCGGGTAATCGCCAACCACTGTGACCTTGGTCACGCCGCGTTCGACGTTCCGGAACAGATCCGGGTTGCGATAGCGCTTGTTGGGATCGAAGTCGCCGCGCTGGTTGCTATAAACGAGTTCCATGATGTTCTCCCTGGCGGCCATTTCTGACCGCACCTGTAGGATGGCTTATGCAGCCGGAGTGAGTTCGATCATCACGCCTGCAGTGACCTTGTCGCTGGCAGAGTGCTTGACCCAGTTGGCGGACGAGCCGACAGCAGCGAGCGATGGGTTCGCACCGCCGGCGGTTTCCTTCCAGCTGTAACCCAGAACATCGATGTTCACGACGCCTTCAGCGCGGTAGCCGATGCCGAGGTTTTCCTCATCGTTGACTTCATAGGAGCGGAAGCCAGGCGCCTGAGATTCAGTGATGGTCACGGCGCTTGGCAGCAGGCCGAAGATCACGTCAACCGGAGCGGTATCGGTAACCAGTACCGGCTTGCCCAGAGTGCCTGGCAGGCCGCCATAGATCACGACACCCGCCTCTTCGTACAGCTTGTTGGTGATGGCTTCGTCGACGATGTCGAAGTATGCCGAAGAGTGCATGACCCACAGCGCGATACGGCCGAATTTGTCACCGAACTTGCGCATGCCGCGAGTCAGCGTCTTCTTGCCGTCGGTCTCGATGCTGGCTTCAACGACCATTGCAGGGTTGGAGCCGATCGAGGCGCGCAGTGCGGCTGTGGCGTACTGGACAAAACCTTCCAGCGTGGCATCGGCAACGTCCTGGCCGATGATTTGGGAGAACTCGTCTACCGGACGGCCGCGACGCTTGAACGCCTCTTCGGTCGTCTGGTACGGGCCGTACTTCCACGGAGCCTTGACGCCGACCGCCTCACCGGCGCCGATTTTCTTGGCGACGACTTTGGCTTCGGAGTTGACGTCACGGTGATCCAGCGAGCCTGCCAGCTTGTAGAAGGCACGCTTGCGGAAGTCACCTTCGATCAGCTCGTTGTCGAGGATGATTGCGCCGTTGGAGGACGCGTTGAAGATGTCCAGGTTGTCCTGAACACGTTCCAGATATGCGGTCTGAGCCTCATCGTTGTAGATGATCAGATCGCTGTTCACAGTTGTTGCCATGGGTGAATCCCCTTACTTGGGCAAATTGAGGTATGCGGTTTGGCCGTGCTTACGCTGGTAGTCGCGCTTTTGCGTGGCTGTCATTTCGGAGCGCTTCAGTGCAGCCTGGCCGCCACCCCCGCCCGGGGCATTCGTACCCGAGGCCCTTGGCCACAGGTGAGGAGCGCTTTCGCGCAAGGATTCCGCCCATTCGAGCGGGGTCAGAGGGGTCTTGCCGTCTTTGCCGAGAATGGTCTGACCAGACTCATCAACGGCGACCGCTTCGCCCTCTTCGTTCAGTGAGAACACGCCTTTGGCGCGCAGGATGATGTCGTCAGTTGCTTCAGGCAGCGCGCCGGCTTTGAGGGCCGCGCCGCGCACCGAGTCGCCCAGGACCTTGCCCTGGAACTTGGCGGCAAATGATTCAGCCTTCGTCGCGCGATCGCTGATTGCCTTCAACTGCTTGTCATAGTCGCCGCGCAGACGCTCGGTGCGCTTGTTGAACACCTCGTCCACCTTGCCCTCTGTAAGCAGCTTGGTTTCCTCGTCCTGACCGGCGCGGCTCAGCAGGCCTTTGACGGCGTCGATGTCGATGCCCTCAAACTGGGTTTCAAACTGAGTCAGCTTGGTGGAGGTGTCTTTCAACTTCCCCAGCAACTCGGTATTTTTGGTCTTCAGCCCCGAAACGGATGCTTCAACGGCAGTCGCGATAGCGGCCTTGATTGCCGGGTTTTCCAGGTCGATTTCGTTTTCTTCTGCCACGGTGATGCACCCCTTGGGTTTGTTCGCCCGCTTTGCAGGCAATAAAAAACCGCCCGATGGCGGCTGATTGGTAATGCTGGGTTAAATTCCCGCTCGTTCGAACGCCAGCGGCTCAAGCTTTTTCATCTGCTCCAACGTCAGCGGCTTGAAGTTACGGTCGAGCTGCAGCTCAGAGAAGCGCTCAAGCGTCAGCCCGCCATCACGGAACAGCTTGGCGCGGGTTGGGCCAAGCGCCTGATCCTGAAAAGCTGCCGGCTGGAGCTTGAGCCAATCGTAATAGCTCAGATCGGCCGCCACCTGGCCCCCGCCGTCCGGCCCCACCGAGGCGCGGGTAGCATCCTTGCTGAGGAACTTGGTCCATTTGGTCACAGGCACGAAGGTCGTCCGGCACCTTATGTGAAACGGTGGACGCGGCCCGGAATCGACTGGAAAGCGGCGCCTATCCATCGACCTGCAGGTCTGTGTTGTTTTGCTATCGAGTGTGGCAACGATCTCAATCTCGGCGACAACATCAGGATTGGCCTTGATCGTCTCCATCCGGGCCTGCGATGCCACATGCTGCACAGCCGTGTGCACGACCGCACTGGCATTGCGCTTGGTCGTTGCCAATATCCCGTCGCTGTACCCCGCAGCCTTGGTACCGCGAATCTTGCGGATGACCTGAAAGTTCGTCTGCCCTTCGAAGAATCCTTGCCTGATGGCACCACTCACGCGCTCACGCTCGGTTGATGCCCAGTCCTTGATGAATGGCTCCAGCAGCTTGCCGCCGCCGTTGTCGCGCACGCTGAGCGGGTTGTTGAGCACCGCCGAGCGGATCGCGCGCGCTGGCGGGACCACTGCTTCAAAGGTGACACCGACAGGCGCGGACCGGGATAGCGCCGTCGCTTCGAACTGAGCCTCGTAGTTGGCCAAGTCGATCAGATCAAGGTTCAGCGTGGTGGTATAGCGGTCGAAGATGCCGAGCAGCAGGCTGTCGACCTCGTCGAGCAGTTGGTTCAGCCGCTTGATGTTGTACTCGCTAAGGTCGGCATTGGTAAGCTGCTCGCGAACGGCCCGGTCGATCTCCTTGAGAAAAGGAGCGAATTTCTCGACCTCTCCAGCTTTCAGTTGCTCCAGAAACACCGAGTGCCGAATCGTGGCATCAAGTACCGCTTGGTTGACGGCCATCGTTTAAGTCCTCGTCATCATCCAGGCCGAGGTTGTCGGTCTGTTCCTGAAGCTCTCCGTCTATCTGCTTGTCGGTTCGCTCCGGTGCGATCAGCCCCAACTTGCGCAGGTACCCGCGCAGATCGGCTTTGGCGAAGCCGCCGCTCTGCCACAGCTGCACAAGCGCGGTGATCATCTGCGGGTCCGCGCTGAGCTCGACGAACTCCTGATTGACCAGGTAAGCCGTCTTACCGGTGGCGCCCAAGAACTGAGCACACCAACCCAGCGCTCGGGTATAGGCCTCGTTGACGTTGGATACGCAGATCGCGAGCACCGACGTGGACGCCGACTGGTCACCTCTCGACTCTGTAGCCGTCTTGGCCGTCATCGACGACACAACCATGCGTGCGCCCAGCTCAATCATCATCTGGTTCTTGTCGGCCATCGCCTCTTTCACCAGCGTGTTGGGCTGGGGCTGGGCAAAGGCGAAGGTTTCGCCAGCTGGCACAGGGATCGGAGCCCGGGAGCCTACGTAAACGCCTTCTTTGCGGGCCATCTCAAGCCATTGGTCGTCAACACCACTGATCCACGGTTGAGCCTGGCCACACCAGAACACGCTGTCCTCGTAGTCCGCGCTGTTCCGGTAATGCCCCAGGTTGATCATCGCGATGTCGTACAAGGGCGACTCATCAATGCTTGGGTCGTTGTTCTGCGCGCCGATGAACGTGAAAGGGATCTCCTTGAGACGTCCGCCCTTCCCGGCTGGCATGTACTCTTCCACAACCTCAAGAGGGCCACCGCCGCGCGGACCTTTACGACGCCAGACGCGACAGACGTACAGTCCAGCCTCGTCCAGGGCCAGCTCGCGAAACTGCTCCGTGTACTTGAGCCCAAACCCATCCGCCTCTTCGTTCATCTCACGAAGGACGACCATGATCAGGACGTTGTGGCCGTCCACCATGCCGGTGCGCCAGTTGATGACGTCTTCAGCCGTGTAAGTGAGGATGACCGAATGCCCGCCGATGCCGCTGTCTTCGTGAAAGTCCACGAAAAGACCATGACGACCGGCTTCCAAGACCTTCTCAAGCGAGCCTTGCGACTGCTGATAGATGCTCACGCCTGCGCCGTTGGCATTGTCCTGCAGGTATTCAAGGTTCTTGGGAACAGTAAGCGTCGGGTCTTTATGGAACGCCAAGCCAATCAGCCCGTTTCGGGTGTGACCGGTGGCGTTCTTGAACACCGCGCGCTCCCGGTACGCGTTGTTACGCTCGACGTTTTCCTCTGCCTTGTCGTGTCGGTTGATGTAAGGCAGTCGATCAACAACGCGGTGCTGGCCAGCACAGACGTCGCGCACAGTCAGCCAGCGATCCAAGGCCTCGATGTATTCGGGCCGTTTGAAGGAAACGTCGTTGTTCATCGGGCGTATCCCAGGGTTAGAGAGGTGACCGGTTTTATGATCGGGTACTCGCGGTGGATGAAATAACCGCCGCCATCGTTCGCGTGGTCGTTGCCTTGTGATTTGTCGGGTTCACCGTTGGCAGCCCAGACCTGCTGCTCGAGGCCATCGGCATATGTCGGGCAGGTGAAAGGGTTGACCAGGTATCTGCGCTCGCCCTGCGCGTTGCAAAACATCGCGTTCATGGCGTTGATTCGATCCTTCACCGGAGGGTTGGCCGCAGGTGCGATCACTGTGAAGCCTGCCTGCTTGAGCATGGCGATGTCCGTGACGCTGGCATTGACTGACTTGCGCGAGTCGCCGGAGGCGTCTGGGTAAACCCTGACTTCGCAGGTCTTGATGTACTTGTCGCCATCGTGGCGCCAGTAGCGTTCCTTGATGCGCCGGATCATGTCGGGCGTGTCGTAGCCGTCCATGAACTCGTCCACGGCCCGGGGCAGGCCCTTGTCCCGCTTCACATGGGTAATCGCGGCCATCTTGCCGACGTTGAAGTCCATGCCGATGAAAAGAGGCTCACCGACCTGCACCGTGTCGAAACACTGGTTCAGCTTGCGGTCATAAGCGTGGTAGATCGATCCAGACGTCAGGTTGACGAATTGGCCGTTCAGGTAAGCCCTGATCAATTGCTCTGGGTACGACTCCATCAGCGAAGGGATGTAGTCGTCCGGCAGGTTCAGCTCGTTGTCAAAGGTGCTGGCCTGGATGAGCCCATACATCTCCTTTAGCGCCGGCTTGTCGCGCAGCTGCTTCACGAACTGCAGGAAGACGAACTTGAAGCCTTCCGGTGTCGTGGTGACGTCCACGCCGTTCTTCAGCCCGGGCAGGTTGTAACGCATTCGCGCGATGATCTTGCGCCAGGCTTGCTGCGCCTTGATCGAGGTCAGAACGTCCAGCTCATCGACCAAGGCGTGCCCGACCTTGAAACCGACAATAGTCTGCGGCTTCTCCATCGAGCGACAGATCACGGTGCCGCGATACTGCCGACCGCTGTAGATGTGAACTTCATGGTTCGCCTGATTGATCTTTGTCTTCAGGCCCCACTCGTAAGCCACCTCCTCCATCGTCGGATAGAAGATGTCCCGTATCTGCGGGTAAGTCGGCGCGAAGTAACCCGCGTTGACACCCGGCCACTCCATGAAGTGCTTGCTCAGCGCCGAGCAGCCGACCCAGGTCTTCCCAGAGCCGAAACCGGCCACGAATGCACGAAACTTGTGGGGCAGCAGCAGAAATTTCGATTGCGGGACGTTAAGGCTGGGCATCAGGCTTCCTCGCGTCCACTACATCGACCTGGATACGAGTAGGAATCGCCGGTTCGTCGCCCGGCTCATCCTTACGGTGGCGATTGACGTACATATCGCCGGATTCTTTGGCTGCCTGTTCCAGGACCTGTAGGGCCAGCGCCAGGTTGCGCATGCCCTCTGCCTTCTCAACGATCCTGCCGAGGGCGCGAAGCCGATAGGCCCGGTTGGCGATCGGAATCTCTGCCGTGTCTTCACGGAAACGCTTGCGTGTGTCGTGAAACAGCGTCACCCACCTGGCCGCAAGGGTTGCTCCAGCGCGTTTGGTTGGGTCGTGCGACTCACACTGCTGGCGGGATATCTCAATGCTGAATTCTTGTTTGACCTGCTCTACGACTTGCGAGGGAGTGTCGAAACAAGCCAACGCCTGAACGATGAAGCTCTTCACCTCATGCTTCAGGGCTGCCATAGGTTGGATTCCGTCTAATGCCTGTCAAATTTCAGGCCGACTTGAGCAGACAGGTTCCGCAGGCCCTCGATATATTCAATTTACCTACCTCAGTAGGCTTGTTTGCAGCGTCAACCAGTCGCTGAACGTCTGGGCTTGCCCCATAGCGACGGACCACACCGACGAACTCTTCGACGTCATGGCCGCGCATCTCAAGCTTTGGTAATCCGTCTTGCGTGAACTTGGGCGCGCCGTACTGATCGGTTGCGTGGGCGATGTGGTAGAGCTCATGCTCGACCAGTGCACAGAAGTCCGCATCGCTGCACTGTGAGCAGTAATCGGCGGCCAGCGTGATGATGTAGCTCGGCACGAAGCCGAACCAGTCCCGCATCTGCTGCTCCATGCGTGCCTTCTGCCAACCACCGGCACGGAACGCAACCTGTTCGGCCTGGCCCAGCACTGTGCGACCCTGCTTCGTGAATGCAGACGAGGCCCACATGATGCAGATGTCAGCATCGATCAGATGGGCATGGTCTTCGTTGTGAATTCTGCCGGTGTCGGCAAGGATTTCGGTCTGTATCCACGCCCACACGCCTTCGGCGGGAACCAACCTCATGAACACGTCGGACTCGTCCGAAAGCTTCAGCAACCCGGCTGGGGGCAGTGGCCTATTCATGCTACCTCCCAGCGCGATCGCTTCGTAATATCCAGGCCTATCCTATCTTTTCATCTGCAACGAAATATCCTTCATCTGTAGCAATTGCATAGATTGCAGACAGCGCTACCGTAGCCACGCCGTTATCACGCTCAAGGCCTGATATGGATTGAATGTGGTAGATCAGTTCACCATCCTCGCTGCTAACTTTTCCATCGCTACTGATGTGAACCGCCCACACTGGTCGGAAGAAAGGTCCGCCGTTACTAGACGAAACAAGCTTCTCGAAGACGTATCGAACTCCAATGTTGCCACCGCTCAATTGAACAATAGCTACGGCTCGAGCCTGTCCAAAAGGAGTGCTTATGTGCAGCACGATGCCATCACCAGCAACACAGCAAGAAGTGCCCCAGTATTCAGCCGGGTGCTCGGCGTTAAGGAGTTCGTTAATTCCTTTGCTCAACTTGGCTGCGAACGATTTAACCTGGCCGGCATGGAATGCCGCGTTCCTTGTCAAGTCGAATTGACTATCTTGGATCTTTTCAAAACTCATAACAGCCTCCTTTCAAATGAAGGCCGAGTATGCAGCAGTCATCTCCAGCGCACCTAACTGATTACCTGAAAGGTCCTGACCTTCCCGCCAGTGTAAATGTCACGCTTCATCGCGGCCCGAACCGCCTCTTCTGCACTTGCGCCCATATCCATGGCTGCCAGCGCGAAGGCAGAGCCGCTGCCAATAGCATCAGGGTTGGCCGGGTCGAGTGGCTGCTTCCAGATGCCGGTCTTTTCGTCATACCCAACCATCAGCAGATTTCCTCCGTCGGCGGCATAACCTGAGCACTCTACGGGGCTGGGAGATGGAGTACCGAAGTAGGCCGCGATTAGAGCCTTTTCATCGCACACTGCACCTGACAGGAAGAAGCTGACACCATCGACAACCTGGCACTTCGCACAATCATCAGAAACGATCGTGCCGTTTCGTGTCTGACGGGTGTCATGGGCGATCACGCCGTCTTTGTAGGCAATGGTCGTCATGCGTTACTCCACTGTGCAGCGTGGCCAGATCGACCGGGCAAAGGCAAGCGCACCTTCGTGATCAAGGGCGCACTCAAGAAGGATCATCGGGAATGGTTTGTATCCGGGCGTGATGACCATCCAATTCTTCTTGGTCATGGCTCACTAGCGACCTCCCGGTATTCCGTGCACGGGTACCGAACCAGATAGTTTCCGCGGGCGCCGCACTCGGTGCATCCGTGCGGAAATTGCGCTGGCAGCGATGTCAGAACCATCCCAGTCCAACGCATAACACCTTCGCCGCATTCGTCGCACTGATAGTCAATCTGGTGAACGGTCACCTGCTTTTCTGTTGCGGGCATGATGATCTCCAGAATGCAAAAGCCCCGACGAAGGCCGGGCCTGTGGATGTTCGTTCGTTAAGCTGCTGTTACGGTCACATTGCCGCGCAAGCGCCGGGTGTAGACCTCTTCACGGGCAGGCCGCTTTGCTCTCACCGGCTTGGGCGCGTAGACAGCTATGCCGACAGCCGTATCGCACCAGAGAACATTGTCGATCTCATTGCCATTCACGAACACACGTCTGCGACCACGGCCGTCTCCGGCACTATGAAAAGTGGGATGGGGCATGATCACTCCGCGCCACGAAATGGCAGTGTTTGAATGTGTGGCGCTGTTTAGGTATACGCCTTCCAGTCAGCCTTAAACTTGTTCGGCTGAACCACCAAGTGCAAATATCCGAAGACCGGCAGGTTCAGCGTCAGAGATCCGTTCCAGCCAGGTGCCGACTTGTAAGTTCGGGCAGAACCGAATCCGTAAGGAATCAGCTTATTCGCGGTTCGCCAGTTGAGAGCCCAGCGCCAAGTAAGCGAGTTGCGCCAGTGCAGCGAGGCAATGAGCATCCCAGTTCGACGGCCATCGGGCGCATGCATGCGACTCAAAAACTTCAGCGGACCGAATCTCATGACCATTCCTCACGCAGAATTTAGCTTAACCTGTGGCGCGTTACGGCGTCTGCCGTTCTACCGCCTCGTTGACCTTGTCGGCAGCTTTGCTGGCTGTCTCTGCCGCCTTGGTGGCCTTGCCGGCTGCGTCCTCAACCTTCCCTGCTGCATCGGTCGCGGTCTTGGCCAGCTTGTTGAGGCGCATGTCGCGCTGCTTGGTGGCCTCGTCGTAACCCAGACGAACTTCGGCGACCTGGGCGCTGTACCAACTGGCAAGCGACCATTGCGAAGCACCGAAGCCCAGCGCGAACGAGCCGGTTACCAGCAGCGAGGCAATAACCCACACCTCGACTCGACGCCACCAACGGCGTGCAATGAAATCAATTGCGCATCTTTCCATCAGTTGAGCCCTCCCAACTTGGTACGCAGGCGGGCAATCTCTGCGCTCTGCGATGTTACCTTGTCAGTGAGTTGAGTGATCTGGCTGGTAAGGGCTTCGATCTTGCCCTCCATCCGGCCGACAGCAGCAGCGAGTTCGTTACGCTCTTTGGCGAACTGATCAGATCGGGCCTCGGCCTCTTTGCGAGCCAGGCGCTCAGAGTCGAGCAGTTCGTTCAGCCTGCGGACGGTGCCGATATCGGCGTTGTCCATGGCGCGGTCGGTCGCATCCCTGGAGAGGAATTTCCTCAACCAAAGGAAGCCACCCAGCAGGATTGTGCCCGTACCGCCCAGCCAGGTAGCTGTGCCTGGGCCAAGGTCGGTTGGGTCCATCGTTACTCCGGAATAAAAAGGGCCGTCAGGGCGGCCAATTAGGAACAAGGTGCGAATGAGGCCCTCGCTGAACTTGGCGATCAGAGGTTCCGAGGGGTTTGGGTAAATCGCAGGCACAAAAAAAGCCCGACGGTTAAGCCGGGCTTTTTCTGGTCAATCCCCTATGTGCGCAGGAATGACAGGATGGGGTGGATAATGGCTCACTGGATCAATCGCCGTCAAGCGCAATCTGCAATCAAAATGCCTTCAGCCTCCAAAATGTGCTGAGCTTCAGTCAGCGCCACGTCCACCATGCTCTCCAGCCCCTTGCGAATGTCACGCCTCCATCGCTCCTGCGTTTTGATCGGGTGCGGATCGTCGCTCCAGTTGTCCATCTCGTACCAGGTAGCTGGAAGCACATTTGTACTCCGCTTGCCTTCAACGCCAGGCAGCTTTGGCATGGCCCATGTGACGATCGCGCAGTGACGGAACCTCTCAGGCGCCGGCGACCGGTACTGCTTGGTGATTTCCGTGATCGCCGCGTGCTTGCGGTCGGTGTGCGTCGAGAACTTCGCCACCAGCGCGCGCCAGTGATCCGGGCTCAGCGCCTTGTGCAGTCGACCGAACACCCAGCAGTCGGTCAGGAATGCCGCCTCCTTGCCGACGATCTCGCCCTTCTGCTTGGCGCATTGGACCTTCGGCTCGAAATCACAGCCTCCGGCGGAGCTGATGGTTTCCGCGGCCAGAGCCCGGACCACTGCTGCTACAACGTTCCGATACATCATGCCGCTTCTCCTTTCTTCAATTCTCTGGTCAGTGCCCGGTACTTGGCCGTAAGAGCTTTCAGCTCTTCGATGGTGTACTTCTGGGGCTCATGAGGGCCTTCGAGCCACGCCAGCGCCTCTGCGCCGATCTTAGCCAGCAGGCCGGGACGATATCCGAGCAGGTTCCCCGACTTGCCCATGTTGCAGTTGCGGTTGCATTGCAGGTGGACGTTCAGCGGCTCAAACCTGAGTTCAGGGCATGATCCGACCGTGCGGAAGTGGCCGGCACACATCTGCACGTCGGCGGTGGTGCCGCAACTGATGCATGGTTGACCGGCATCCCGCTCACGAATCCAGGCGTTGAAAGAGGTTTGCGTGTCCTTCATGTGGTCGCTGCGGGACTTCAGCTTCTCCTTGCGCACCTTGATCTCGGAGCGCTCGACCTGGGCCAGCGCCTTGCGCGCCTTAGCCTGATTCCTCGGCGCATCGATGATTGCGCAGGCCGGGCTACATACCGCCTGCCCGAGCTTCTGCGGTACGAATGAGGCCCCGCACTCAGGTACGCGGCATTTCTTCGCCTTGCGGGTTTTGGATTGGAGGCTTACGCGCATGGCTCAGCCTCCACGCTCACCAGAAGAACGTCAGCCCAGCGGCAACTGTAGGGGCCGAACACCGCTATGACTTTGTAGCGCTCCCCTTCCTTGCAAAAGATCTGTTCACAAGTCGGTGGGCTTGCTTCCGCCGTCAGTGCGATTCGCTCCGAGCCCAGATTCCACGTCACCATGCACTTGCTCAGCAGCTCAGATATCGTCGGCTCTTTGTAATGGATCATGCTGCCGCCTCCCATTGCTCAGGCATCTGCCCTTTCGGTTCAGTCCAGCGAACGCCCTTCTCTGCTCCGAACACATACATGCACTCGACCACATCGCCCAGCTCGGCCACGGTCATGCGCTTGGTGCTCTCCCCGAGCATCACCACACCGCCGTTGATGCCAGAGGCCATACGCACCTCTTGGCGGGCGGCAGCGGTCATGAGGGCCTTCCAGTCCTCGCTGTCGAGCTTCTGCATAACACCGTTGACCGGCCATTCGACTTGGCGGGAAATGTCGCCCAGCATTGCCCAAAGCTTGGCGTTCTGCTCCAAGGTGCGGCGGGACTTGACCGGTCGCACGATGATCTCGATTGCTCCGGCGACGGCCAGATCAGTTGCGAAGAGGTACGCCAGTCGGCACACCTCACGTACGCGGCTCGGGCCTGATGACCAGAAATGCCGCGGCTTGGCGAGTGCTTCAGTCATGAATCACCCCCAAGAACGAATACGCTTCACGGCCGTCATGCAGAACCTTGGCGGTGTTGAGCAGGGTTAGGAGTTGCTCCCAGGTCAGGATCATTGGGAGACCTCCTTGCTAATTGCGGCGTCGAGGGCCGCTATGACCGCTCGGCGCAGTGGGTGCCTGAAAGATATTTCTTTATTTTCATCCAGTAGCCTGCGCACCTTCGCCTCATGCATGATGAATTCGCGTGCAGCAAGCAGAGGCTTACGCAGCGCCTCGCACTCAGCCCTCAACTCAGCATTCACCCGATCGTAAGCTTCGTAGCCGGTCTTGAGGTCTGCGTTCTCGGCCTTGAGCTGGTCGCGTTCATGTTTTACGTCAATCAACTGAGCAGCAAAGCAATCGCATTTGCCACGCCATTCGCCGACGAGGTCATGCACGTCACCGGTATCTCCGCAATTCCAGCAGGACGGTCCGTGATGCCAGACCTCAAGTTCTTGCGCTAGATCACGTTCTTTGATGCTCTGCAAAGTCTTCAGCCGCTCGTTCTCGGACAGCAGAGCCTGAGCCATCGAATGGAACTGCCTTCTCGACAGATCGTTCTCCATCGCCATTTCGAAGGGCATGCCGATCACAGCTCTGGTTATTTCGCTCATGGTCGAACTCCTTGGATCGAAGCGAAATCAAAGTCCGGCAGTTCGCTAACGCCATTGAGATAGTCGACCATCACCTTCACGTCGCTCTCGTCACATGCGCCAGGCTGGGCCTGCCAGCAGTAGAACGGATCGGTGTTCGGCATTGCGCCGTAGCACATGATCCCGTACCTGCTGTACATGCCGTCATGGACGATCCCGACTCGGGCCTTTCCCTTGTCGAAGTACACGATGTAGTGGTTGATCCCTTCGGAGCGGACGAGCTTCGGATTCTTCCGGTTGTTGCGCTTGATCCACTTTTCAACTTCAGTGATCTGGCTCATGACAGCAGCTCCTTGGGCACGCTTACGGTTTCGCCAAGTTTTTCCTCGACAATCGCGCGGCAAATTGCCAGCTCAGGAGAGGATCCCTCGGCCTCTGGAGTGGCTGGCTCATCATCGGCCATCACTTGAGCTTCCCAGTCGCCGATGTACAAAGGCCGGACCTCGATTCGATAGCGCTTAATGAGAGCACCAAGCCAAATCCATGAAACGGTAGGATTGAATTTGCAGGTTCCGCAGTCGCCTATGTAGACGAAGGTGTGCTCATGGATACCCGTGAAGTAGACCTTCGGGTCGCGTCCATCAGCCTTCGCCACAGCCCAGTCCAGCGCCGCCCCGACCAGATCGGCCGTCTTCACTTCTACGAACTCAGTCATGCCAGTCTCTCCGCTGATTCCGCGATCAATGCCATGCGCTCAAGGCGCTGCTGGGCCTGGTCATCAAGGTTCTTGCCGTCGGCTTCGTCCACTACGGGCATGCACACAAAGCCGATGCCAGACTTCGCGAGGGCGTGCGCCATTTGGAGTGAATGACGGAGCTTTTCTGGGTTTGCGCGGTTCATGGCTTCACCCTGAAAAATTCAATTTCAAATGGACCGACGTACACCCGGAAGGCAGGGCGGGCAGACACTTTGGTGAAGTAGAAATGCCAGTTCCGCGGACGAAAACCGAAAAGCAGCCAGCCGTGGGCCAGTGCGAAACTGATCATGTAACCGTCGCCACGGAATGGATCACCGAACCGACCTCGGTTGACCTTCATGACTTCACCTTCACGCCAGCGGCTTCGATGGCTTTTCGGCAGTCGTTGATCGCATGGATTGCCTCTCCCGGATCGTCGTACCCGTAGTGGTCCGGCAGCTCAATAACCAGCGCCTCGCGTGAGGCCTGCCATGCCCATGCAGCAGCGCCCATCATTGCGGCCGCATCGTCATTGGCCGACGCAGCCATCACACCGAAGCCGAACTTGGCCTGAAACGCCTTGATAAATTCCGCCTTCATGACATCTGTCATTTCGTGAGTACTCATTGCCCCGCCCTCTTCAATTCCAGTTCCTCAGCCTGCTGCTGGAGCAGCGCGAGGCGGTCGGCCAAATCATTGGCGGCCTCGATCTTCAGTTCATTCCTGCGCTCGGCTGAGGCAGCCCTCATCTCGTTCATGCTGTCTTTCACAGCCTGGAGCTTTTCGCGAACGATCGGGCTTGGCTTGACGACTTGCCCGGTCAGCAAGCCAGCGATGGCCTGGCCGTCCTGAGTGATGGGCACCACGTTCAGATCAGCCAGATACGACTGCCCGCGCTCTTGCGGGATGCGCTGCATCTGCACGGCCTTGGTGATCGCCTCGACACGGCGATTGGCGTCGAAGCCGACAGAAACGTGCCAGTTGATACCTTTTTGGTCGTTGCGGGCCTGAGCCACCAGTCGCTCGTAGGCGCTGATGAACGCCATGCGCGCGCCGATCTTGTCTCCGGCATCCAGGACGGGTTTTGCGGCAGCCAGGGCCAACTGGATCTCATCGGTGACCACCACCGTCTCGTACTCGTCGTTGGTGGTCATGGCGATAGCCCAGGCCTCGTCCTTGCCTGGCCGACCATCTTCGGCCTGGATGCGCTGCAGGACCGCGGCCAAAGTGAGTCGGCCAGTCAGCTCTCGGCGGCAGGACCACAAGGCGTTAGCGATCGAGCTCATGGGGTGTTCGGCCAAGTCCTCAGCCATCAGCTTGGCGGCCGGCGCGCTGAGCGTCTGCCCGAGGGTTTCGGCGGTGGCGCAGATGGCCATGCTCAGTTCAGCGGTTTCGGCTAAGGAAAGCATTGCTCTCACCCCCTTCCAAAATGCTGCGACTGGCTTCCTGAGCCGCGTTGACGTTGGCCTGGGTATCTTCGATCTGGCGGGCGGTCCGGCCATTCATCTGGCGTCCGGTCGCCCACTGAGTGTGATATGCCTCAGCCTTGGCGATCAGGTTGGTGAGGCTGTGGCAGTCGTTGACGATCCGAGCGTCGTTGATGGTCAGGTAGTACGCGGCAACGCTGTGAGCAACATCTACACCGAGGCGGTCAACCAGCTTGCCCAAGATGCCGCCCGCAGCAGCGTTCCACACCGGCCAGCACTGGTAGCGCTTTCGGTAGGCCATCGCGTAGTTCGCCCATGCCTTGAAGGTTTTGCAGGTCTGGTCCTTTGGACCTGGCATGTCAGCCGGGATTTCTACGCGTGGCGCATCTGGACGGTCGACCACAAGCACCAAACTGCCCGACTGGTTCGGCCCCGCCGAACCATCCAGCAAGTCCTGACTTGTACCCTGATTGGTATCCTGATTATTGGTATCCTGATTTGTCGGAGATTTTTCCGACCTTGGCTCGGATTTTTTTCCGACCTTGCTCGGAGATTTATCCGAGGTAGATCGGATTTTTTTCCGACCTTTGCTTTCGGGTGGGGTCGGATATTTTTCCGACCCATCAAGCTTGCGATTCCATTCGGTCGCTTTCTCGGTAAGACGAAAAAGTGTGATGCTTGATGTGCTGGAAAGCTCAATGAGACCGGCCTCCTCCAACGCCTTGAGCATGCGGTACGCGGTGTCCGGCTTGCCGGTCAACAAAGGCAGCTCTTCGACGATCTTGGCTTTGCTGAGGGCAAAGAAAATACCGTCATCAGTTTTCATCGGCTTTGCCCAGCTTGGGCAGCCGTAGACGAACGCGAACAGCAAGGCCTGCTGAGAATTCAGCCCCCACTCCAACGCCTTCACCTGATTGATCGTTACGGTGAATTGCATATCAAGCCTTACCGACCAGTCGGGCCAGTTCGAGGAAACGGTCGACGTACCAATGTGGCTGCGTCTCGCGCGGGCAGTTGGGGCTGGTGAGGTTCTTGCCGTAGCGCAGGCCTTTTTCAGTGATGGACCAAAAAGGGACCATTTCCTGTTTCGAGTTCTTGCGCTCGAGGGTCTTGAGGTAGCCGTGATGCTCCAGCAGGCGATTGAAAGCCGACGCTGTGCTGGCTATTCCGTTGTCTTTGAGAAGACTGGTGAGGGCCTTGGTAGGCATGCTGGAACCATTGAGGGACTCTGGATCGGCGTCCACGGCGTAACCCGGCAGGAAGCTGGATTCCAGGCCGTTGTTCTTGGCGATCTGCGCGAGCATCATCATTTTGCTCGAAGGTGCGGGCTTGAGCAGCCTGTCGAAGCACTCCAGGATCGCTAGTTCTCCGATAACTTTCGAATTATTGGTTTCCTGCACTGCGTAGGAACCGGTTTTCCTGATTGACGGAAGCACCTGGCACACGACCCACTCTTCAAACTGCTCGGCAGCAGGTAACTTGGACTTCATTACCAGTCGGTAAAGATCACGCTCGGGGATGATCTGAACTGCCCGAACCTGACCTCCCATTTCGGTATGGCAGGTACTGACCGCCTTGCAATGGGTATTGATGGCCTTGGACGTGTTCGCGTAACCGAGAGCTTCGGCAATGTCCTTGGCGATGAAGTACGGCTCACCGTGAATGCTGTCCAAAACTCGGATCGGGAACCCATGAAAGTCGAATGGCGTGACCTGAGCGGTACGCGCCACGTTTCGTGACTGTGAAATTTCGTGGCGCGGACGTTCAGAGTTGACGGTGTGTTGGGAAATGGGCATCATTCGCTCCAGTACTTTGTTGCAAGCGATGTAAAAAGAGCCGGGATTGCGCCCCGGCTTTTTTGTGCCTGCGATTTGATGATTGGATTGCTCATCAAGCGACCTTCAGCGATTCGCGAAGCACTTGCAGCGCATCAATGGCTTCCTGAATGGCCTTGTCGCCCTGCGCCTTCTCGTGCTGGCTGATGTGGTTATCGACGGTGGCGTCATAGATCAGGCGCTTGACGTCTCCGGACTCAGCAGCGAGATGTGCCAGGGCTGCAAGTAGCGGTTTCGGCGCTGGGCGCTGGCGCTCAACGACATCGCAGCCGAACTCGTCAGCAAGCGCCTTAAGCGGCCGCAGATCATTCGTGTGCAGCAGAATCCCGAACAGATGCTCGATGGTCAGGTGATGAGCATCGTTGTCTGGGTTGGCGCGCTGGAGCAGGCTCACGTGAGCGACTCCCATTTTCGCTGCCAGGCTCTTGGCCTCGTTTTCGAGCACTGCGCTCTGGCAGGACCGCAAGAAATTTTCCATTCGTAAAACCTCAGATTTGTTTCAGTGGTGGCGAACTGCGTGGTGTAGCAGAATCCGACTCGCGCTCTGGTCACGGCTCAGCCGGTGGTTGACTGGAGTTACGCGGCTGATTTTCTAGGCTGAACAGCACAGAGCTGGCGGGCGGTTATCTGCCCACCAGTTAGCTCTTCAGCCAAAAATGCTTTGTTCGCACCCATGGCGTGCGTGCCGTTGAACCAATAGGAAACGGCGGCCTGGGATACGCCCAGTGCTGCGGCGGTCTTTGCTTGCCCGCCAAAGAACTCGACGAGCTTTTCAATGGGGGTCATAGCGTCAACTCCTGATAAGCGTGCTTATATCGTATGGATAAGAAGGCTTATTTGCAAGCATATAAGGGACCTTATAAGTTGCTCTGCATGACTACACTTGCCCAAAGACTGAAACTCGCTCGAGCGCACGCCAAAATCACCCAGCGAAAGCTGGCGGAGCTGGCGGGCGTAGAGCAGCCCGCTATATCCCAAATGGAAAGCGGAAAGACGCTCAAGTCCGCGCATCTGGTCGCGCTGGCCAAGGCTTGCAGCGTGAATGCTGACTGGCTTTCCACCGGCACTGGTCAAATGGCCAGCGAACCGTCAAACGTGGAGATGGTCGAACAGCCCTCGCGGATGTACCGCTACCCTGTAGTGAGCTGGGTCGCAGCCGGCGAGTGGTCGGAAGCGGTTGAGCCTTATCCGCCAGGTGCTGCTGATGAGTACGACGTGTCTGACTACAAGGCCAAGGGCCCGGCGTTTTGGCTGGTGGTTAAAGGGGACTCGATGACGGCACCTACTGCCCCTTCGATTCCAGAGGGCTCACAGATACTCGTAGACACCCAGGCAGAAGTACTCCCAGGCAAGCTGGTGATCGCGAAGCTGGCCGGCAGCAACGAGGCGACGTTCAAGAAGCTGGTAGAGGACGGCGGCGTCAGATACCTGAAGCCGCTGAACTCGGCATATCCCACGGTGCAGTGCTCCGATGACTGCAGGATCATTGGAGTTGTCGTCAGGTCGCTGACTAAGTTTGCTTGAAAGCCGAGCCATATGGCGCGGCGGGAATTCGTAGGAGTACCAGTCATGGGATTGACGAAGCCGAATCAACAATTGGCACGCGACCTACAGGGCCTCGCTTCTGACTTGAAGTGGTCGGCCGTGGAATTGCTGCGGATCGTCGAGCGATTGAGCCTGGCGGGTAGCGAGCCTGATGCCCAGGTCATCCTGAAGATGATCATTTTGTTCCAGGCCGACGAGGACAAGCTGGCTGGGTATGTAGATGAGGTTAGGCAAGGACGGATTGTGCGGGAACGATCTGAGTAGCCGGGTCATCTGGCCCGTCATTATGGAAATGTGAGATGAATGTATTTCGAGTCGCGGTACTGATAGTCGCTTCGCTTATTATTTCAAGCTGCGCCAGCAGGCCAAAAACTGAATACGAAAAGAAAGTCGAAGCCATACCAATGCCAGCGACGGAAGCCGAGCGACTTGAGCAATGTCAGGCGGTTCAGGATCTCGCAAGATCAGCCTTTATTGACGACGTGCTTCACGACGCCCAACGCACAGACCCCGGCCCTGGCTTCCCGGTTTACGATGAGTCGGTGTATCCAGCGCTCATGCGACGCCATCATGCAATGAATTGCCCTAGCTTTAATTTACTAAAGTGATGAGCGCATGGCGAGAACAGGGTTTCCGGAGCAAGGCCGGGGCCATTGCCTGGCTGGCGCTACTCATGGTTATTGGCGCCTCCGACTCGGCTTGGCTGAGCGGAGGCTCATCCGGCCGCAAGCGGGTCTTTAGTCCGGGTTTCGTCGTATTGTGCGTTTTCGTGGCTGTGGTAGAGCTGATAGCACTGAATCACTTCTATGGTATGCAGTGAGGTGAAGGCCGGGCAGATTGTGCGGGAAAAGGTTTGAGTAGGCAGTAAGATGTAATTGGGAGGCCCCTAGCGGTAAACCTCCCAGAGCCTCTTATGCGTCGATAAGCAGCTCGTCGTACTCACCGGCCGCCAAAGCATCCTCGTCGTATTTGTAGCCGAGTGATTCGATTTTCAGGCGCTTATTATACAGCCCAAGCTCTTGCCGAGCATGGCTTAGGGCCTCTTCCTTGATATAGTCTTCGTAACCGCTGAAAACCGGGTAGTCGTTAAATATGAGTAGAGCGTCTAGCTTGCCTTGTAGTGAGCTCATCGTCATTGGACGCTTAGTGAGGGCAGTGCTTTCGGCGTAGAGCATGAATTGCTCCGAGAGCAAATGAAGCCGGTAAAGCTCTTCGTTATTCAGATAGTTTTTGCCTATCTTTGCCTCCTCTATCGTCGGGTTGGCGCCCTTTACAGCTTGCATACCCATATTGTCCGAAAGGTGGGTGGCGCGATCAAGAATCAGCTTTGAACTGGTCATGCCGGTGACGGCGTGATGAAATTTGTCCTGTAATAAGGCGTAAAAACTTCTGACCTCTTTTGAGTTGGGGTCGTAATCAGATGCGCAGATTCTGAAGCATTCTCGGACCTTCGCGTAGACCTGCTTTTCTTCGGAGCGGAGCGCCCGAACCGCCGCTGCAAGTTTGTTGAGCTTGTCAGGAGACTCGCGCAGAGCCTTCTCGTTGATTACATAACCTTGCTCGATATAGGTCTTGAGAGTTTGAGTCGCCCACTGACGAAACCTTACGGCTCTCCTGGCGTTAACTCTGTATCCAACGGATATGATCATGTCGAGGTTGTAGTGAGCTGTCTCAGAGCGCACGACCTCCCGACCGCCCTCAATTTGAACTATGGCAAATTTTGCCATAGTTGCCGACTCGACTAGCTCTTGGTCGGCATAGACGTTTTTTATGTGCTTCTTTGCGTTTGAGTAATCAATGCCGAATAGCTCTGCAATATTTTGGCCGGTCGCCCAGATCGCTTGATCATCCGATTCAAATCTCAAGCTGACCTGGACACCCTCATCAGCGAACATGATAGAGCTATCACTCGTAACGTCCCCAGTATCTTTTCCTTTAGACATATTGAGCTCCGACTGCTGCAAGCCTGGATTGGCGAGCATCAATTTTGCCACTAATTCTACGTTGGCGCTTAAGTGCCATACGGCTCAGCTCCAGGCCTTACTCAAGAGGGATTTTCTCAAGCCGATAGCCTTGTACTGCATCTCGCAGTGCAAGGAGGCTCTATGAAAAAGATCGCTATCGCTGGGATCATCGCACTACTTTCATTCGCTTCAGTCTCTGCCTCAGCATGCCCCAAGGGCACGCATCCAACAGGCGGTACTGGCTCTCACCACAAAGGTGGGACCTGTAAGTAACAGAAGCCCGGCCCAGCGCCGGGCTTTTTCGTTCTACCCCTTGCACGCCCTCTGCTGCCGATCAGACGCCAGCCGCCTCAGCCTCATCTCCCCTTTCACCTTGAGTACGAGCCCGACGATGTCCCGGATCGTCACCAGCGCCGCAGCATCGATGCCTTTCACGGTGAACTCCTCCACCTCTGTGTTCGTGTCGAATACCCGGATCGTCATTGACGCGTCAGGTGCGATCACGCACACGCACTTCATGGGCAAAAACGCTGCCTCTATGCAAGGCCTCAGATCCAATTGGGAATTCATTCGGTCCATCCTGGTTGCAAGCCAGGAGAATTCCTGAGGCCTGCGTTGGGCCGAGTGTAGTCGGGATATTGGATAATGCTGGCGTTATGCCCGATCCACCCTAAATGACCTCCTGACCCTCGCGCAGCCCGCCCTTTCTGATCTGACCTTACCCGCCACTGAGCGGGTTTTTTATGGACTCAAAAAAATAATATAAGCATGCTTATTGACTGCAAAGATAAGCAGGCTTATATTTCGCTCATCGAGACGCGAAACAGCCCCTCAACAGGCTCAGCGGATCGACTGCTCTTTAACAGCCTGCGCAACAAACAACAGACCGCATTGCCTCTACCGGTGACCGGCGATCAGACAGCCCCGAAAGGCTGCCCACGACAGGGAGAACCCTGTACGGCTGACGATGGTGAAACGCCTTGACCGAGTGAATGACCCGGCAAGCAATGCGCCCCGCGAATCCCAGCGGCAGAAGGGAGAGACAACTACCGCTGACGCAGCAAGCCGCGACCGACGCCAGTAGCGGGTCGCGGTGCGACACCAACACACCCTGAACCTCTCCGACTGAACCCTCTCCGGTGCCTGTATGGCGTTTATCCGTTCTTGAGTATTCAGTCGAAGGGGTTCACTGATCAAGGAGCATGAAGCTCATGGCTCGAACCAAATACACAGTTGAAAAGGTCCTGTATTTCGCCAACCAGAAAAGCGCGCTCCACGTAGGCCCAAACGAAGAGAAGATCGATTCAGACCTGCACAGGACGGTTCAGGCTCTCGTAGAGAAAGGCGACATTCACCTGTGTGGGACAGACGACTCTGGCGAGTATTTCAAAACCACCAAGTCAGGCGAAATTCATCTTCTGAAATTGCAGATCGCTTGGCGCAAAGCTCATCAGAAAGACGTCGCCGACCATCAGACGGCACTTAACTTGCTCACCGCATAACCCAGCCCCTGGAGACGACCATGAACGCAGCAGCAAAGGTGTTGCCTCTTGCGGGCACGGCAGTAAAGCAACTGACGCCCGCCGAACGACTTTGGGTTGCCAACAGTGCGCACTCTCTGGTCCACGGCGACGACATCAAGTTCAAACGCCGCCTGCAGGAGCCTCAAGGCGTCACATTCGAGCGCTTCCTGATTGCTGTCGATGAGTTCGCCATGGAGAAGCTTGGCGCATCTGGTGCGAGCCCATCAGCGCTGGGGCGACTCGTCTACATGGCCAAGTTCGGTTCGCCCGCCTGCGCCAGAGAGGCCGCAGACGCCGTGTTGAACTGCCCCAACCCTAAAGACGCCCTGTTCGAAATCGCAGAGGGACTTTTGCGGCCTTTGGCGGCAGACGGTGTGATCGCTCAGCGCGAGGATGAAGAGCTTTGAGCCCGCACATCCTGATCGACGAGGCGCTCGAAACCCTCAAGCACCCCGCCAGCAAACGCGGCGAGGTTGTTCTGGTCCAGCAGATGATCACGAAGATGATGACCGATGAGCTCATCACCCTTGAAGAGTTTTCCCACTACTGCAGTCGCCTGCTGAGGCACTGCCAACAGCGCAAGGAGGCGGCATGAGCCAGCCAATCGTTAAATCCCTCATCGATGAGCAACTCGACGAGGTGAGAGCCCGCGCCCAGGTACGCGGAACGATCACCTACCCCGTCGGCATGCGCGTCGCTGACCTGCCCTACCCGATCAAAGCTGACTGGCTCAAGCGTCGGCCGGTGGGTGCCCGATCATGACCCGCAAGCAGCGCCAGCTGCGCATCTACACCTGGCGAGGCTCATTCGTCGTGCTGGCCCTTGTAACCGCTTGGATGCTCGCAAGCGCGTACGCATCGCACATAACTCAGTAAGCCCATTTTTATCCAATCGCAGCGCCCGCATGGAGCGCGAGGATTTCCTATGTCCGCAAGAAACGTTGCGTCCGTATCGCACGATCAAAATTTGCATGTGCTTCCGCATGCAGCCACTTCTACGAGCGCACTCGTTCTGGACGGCGACAGTCTGGACAAGATGATGCGCCTGGCCGAGGTCATGGCCACCGGGCGCGCAACGCTGCCAAAGCACTTCAATGGCAATTCCGCCGATTGCCTGGCCGTTGTCATGCAGGCCATGCAGTGGCGGATGAACCCCTTCGCCGTTGCACAGAAAACTCATCTGGTGAATGGCGTGCTGGGTTACGAGGCGCAGCTGGTCAACGCTGTCATCACAACCTGCGCACCTGTGGTGGATCGCTTGCACTACGAGTGGTACGGCAACTGGGAAAAGGTCATCGGGAAGTTTGTGATCAAAAACGGCGAAAAGGGTGAGTACCGGCAGCCAGGCTGGAAGCTTGCAGACGAGGAAGGCCTGGGCGTGAAGGTTTGGGCGACGTTCCGCGGTGAAGACGAACCGAGGGTACTGGAGCTGCTGCTGGCCCAGGCGCGTACACGCAACAGCACACTCTGGGCCGACGATCCTCGCCAGCAGCTTGCGTACCTGGCAACCAAACGCTGGTCCCGCCTCTACTGCCCGGACGTAATTCTGGGCGTTTACAGCCCAGATGAGCTGGAGGAAAGCGCCCCTCGGTACCGTGATGTTTCACCGCAACCTGAGCAGCAAGGGTCAGAGCTTCCGGCCTACGAGGACGACAAGTTCAAAACGATGCTTCCCAAATGGCAGGACGGTATCGACACCGGAAAGACCGACACCGAAAGCCTGATCGCCTTCTTGGAATCGAAATACACCCTCAGTGCCGATCAGATCGACCGAATCAACCAGATGGCTCCTATCGCCGGAGAAACCGCATGAAGACGCATAAAGTCACCCAGGGCAGTGCCGAATGGCATGCACTTCGCGCCAACTATCGCACCGCCTCTGAAGCCCCGGTGATGATGGGCGCATCCAAGCAGATGAAGCGCACCGAGCTGCTTCATGCCAAGAAGACCGGGCTCGACCGGGACATTTCGTGGTGGGTCCAGAAGTACTTGTTCGACAAGGGTCACGAAGCCGAAGCGCTGGCGCGCCCAATTCTCGAAGGTCGAATCGGCGAAGACCTGTTCCCGGTTGTGGGCACCGAAGGCGACCTGCTGGCCTCCCTCGACGGCTGCACGATGATGGGCGAGATCGTTTTCGAGCACAAAATGTGGAACGAGCAGCTCGCCGCCGACGTGCGTGCGGGTGATCTGGATGCGCATTACTACTGGCAGCTGGAGCAGCAACTGCTTGTGTCCGGTGCTGAGAAAGTGATTTTCGTTTGCTCGGACGGGACCGAAGACAACTTCGTCTCAATGGAGTACTTCCCGGTGAAAGGCCGGGCGGCGAAGCTGGTCGCCGGCTGGAAGCAGTTCGGAATCGACCTTGAAGCTTACGAGCCCACCGAGGCCGTTGCGGAGGCAGTCGGGAAGTCCCCCGACTCGCTGCCAGCCCTTCGCATCGAAGTCACCGGCATGGTCACGGCAAGCAACCTTGAACAGTTCAAGGCGCATTCGCTGGCCGTGTTTTCTGCGATCAACACTGACCTGCAGACCGATCAGCACTTCGCTGACGCAGAGAAAACAGTGAAGTGGTGCGGCGAGGTCGAGGAGCGCCTGGAAGCAGCCAAGCAACATGCGCTGAGCCAGACGGAGACAATCGACGCCCTCTTCCGCACCATCGACGAGATATCTGAGCAGGCCCGTCGCAAACGCCTTGAGCTGGACAAGCTGGTGAAAGCTCGCAAGGTGGCCATTCGAGACGAGATCGTGCTGAAGGCGAAAGCAGCGCTGCGTGATCACCTCGACAAGATCAACATCTCGTTCGGCGGCAAGGTGCGGCTGCCGGAGATCCCCGCGGACTTCGCCGGCGCGATCAAAGGCAAAAAAAATATCGCCAGTCTGCGTGACGCCGCTGACTCTGAATTGGCCCGGGCCAAGATCGAGGCCAGCCAGATCGGCGACGGCATCCGCACCAACCTGGAGAGCTTGCGCACCCTCGCCGTGGATCATGCGTTTCTGTTCAACGATGCTCAGCAGATTGTGCTCAAGAACAACGATGACCTGGTAGCACTCATCAAGGTCAGGATCAACGAGCACAAGCAGGCCGAGGAAGCGAAAGAGCTGGCGCAGCGTGAACGTATTCGTGCTGAAGAATCAGCGAAGCTTGCGGCGGCTGCCGAATCAGAGCGAGTCGCTGAAGCTGAAAAAGCGAAAGCCAGCGCGCCTGCGCCGCAAGCTGCTGAGGCGCCCAAACCTGGACAACCAGCTCCGAGAATGTCAGCCGTCGCCCCATCTGCGAAGGTGCCGCCCAAGCCGACAAAGCTTGAAGCAAATGTCACCGACCTTCATGCGCTGGTGAAAGCCGTCTACGAAGGTCGGGCGCCGATTTCGGTCCTCACAGTGAACTGGGGCGCGCTGGACGACCTGGTCCATATTCAAGGCGCTGATTTCCAAATGGACGGAGTAACCATCACGCAGGTGGCAGCATGATGACCACCGAACTGAGCTTGATCCAGCATAACAGCGTCGAACTAGATCGACAGGCATTAGCTATGGCAGAGTATTTTACAAGGCGGAGTTGAGATACTTATTCAAGACCTAAATGGTATCTGAGATTTGACTATGTCGACGCCCGACATTCCGTTTGACTGGAGAAGTATCCTCAGTGACTCCGCAGCTAGAACAGGATTTTTTACCGGTCCGATATGTACTGCCTTTATCGCACTTGGCGCGAACTCATGTTCGAGATACGGTACCAGATGATCATCTTTAGCTCTGAACCTAATTTTCGGCCCCACACTATGCCTAATAAGCCGCACCTCCTGCTCAGCTTCGAAATGACGATTCTTGAAACATGCTGCTAGCACCATAAGCTCCTTAATTTGCTCTATTCCACCCTCCGGATTTTCATTTATCAGGATATCGTTTAACTCTGCACAGTACTGCTGGACTGCAATCTTAGCAATAGAGAGTTTTTTATCTTCAGCGTACATGCAAGGAGATAGCACTGGGAGGGCAACGGTCTTTAAATCCGGCTGAACGTCTAGTAACCGCTCATCGAATTCAATTGCGAAAAAACCATATGCTTGCCACTGACTCAGTAAGTCACCCGATTTACTAAAAGAGCACGTATAGATCCCCTGAGACTCTGCTGCGGTACGGGCATACATGAAGCCCCCCTGCAGAAAGCGCGCTCCGCGCACCAACTCCGGACTATCTTTCAGAGTTAATATATGCTCATCCAAAGCACTCGAAATTGTATCGATTCCTTCCATTATTTCACGAGAGTCATTTAGAAAAAATGCGTTGGTGAGCCATAGTTTGCTACTAGAGATGATAGCGGCAACCGCATTGATATCTGAATAGTGAAAAATAGAGTTTTCTCCATGCTCTCCCATTTCTACTTCAAGCCTTCGCTCTATGTGTGATGGTCTTTAATAACCGATCTCTTGCCGATTTGCCACCACCAGACACACAGCGCGCCGCATACGGAGTGCCGCGCCAACCATCGTCGCCCCCTCTTCAACTCAAAATCCCACCCAGTGGAATCAAGCCCCCGGAGAAACAACCATGTCGAAGCCGACAGACACCAGTGAATTCCTCAACGAACTGAATGGCGGGGCTTTCGCCAGCCAGATCGGCCACGCCCTTTCCGAAGTTGCCGCCGGTGTCGTCGACCACGGCAAAGCCGGGAAGGTGGTCATCACCCTGGACTTCTCGCAGATCGGCGAGTCCAGCCAGGTGAAGATCAAACACAAGCTCGATTACAAGGTGCCGACCAAGCGAGGCACCCGCAGCGAGAACACCAGCCTCGACACGCCAATGCACGTTGGCTCCGGCGGCAACATCACGCTGTTCGCCGAAAAGCACGACCAGCTGTTCACGCGTGACGATGCGCCAATCCCACGCCGCAACTGATCACCACCCCACCAAGCGAGACTTGAAATATGTCCCTCACGAAAGAAGCTATTCAACTGATCATCGATGACGCGCTGATCGCCCAAGGCAAAGAGCTGGGCACCGTTACGCCCACCATCGTGCTGCCGGAAGGCGCGAAGGTCGTGAACCTTGAGCAATTCGGCGCAGGTCGCAGTCGCTTCCGTGGCACGTTCTCCACCAACTCCCTGGCGGACTTCGCCAAGTACGTGTCCGAGCGCGCAGTCGCCGACGCAAAAGGCTTCATCAATCAGGACGAAATGACCTGTTCGGTGCTGTTCAACCTGGGCAACGAGGAAGTGCCAGGCCACGCTGATGACCGCGCCGTGCTGAAGCTCAAGCCCACCGCTGCCTATCAGGCCGTGCAGGCCATCAGTGGCCGGGGCATGTCGCAGAAGGATATGAGCGACTGGATTGAAGACTGGCACAGCACGCTGTCGGCGGTCGGTGATGAGCTGCAGAACATCCCGTTGGCCAAAGCCATCGCAGCCGTGCGCACGATCACGGTCAAAGCGTCGTCGGAAAGCGATCACACCGTCAGCGAGACACGCGCCAGCCGCAGCGCAATGGATGCCATCGAGGCGACCAGCAAGGAAACTTTGCCCACGTCGCTGATCTTCTCGGCAGTGCCCTTTGAAGGCCTGCAGCAGCGCGAAATCATCCTGCGAATCTCGGTCATCACCAGCGGCGCACAGCCGGTGTTGAAGTTGCGTTGGGTCGGCGAGGACGTGCAGCGCGAAGAGATCGCGCAAGAGTTCAAGTCGGTGCTTGAAGCGAAGGTAGGTGATGCTGCGCAGCTGGCTCTTGGATCTTTTGATCCGAAGTAAGTAGTCCCCAAAATACCCCGGACGGTTACCCTGCCCGGGGGAGTTGAGATCAGCCGTCAATCACCCAACATAGTCATGATTGAGGCTCCAATCGTGGTGAGTGACTCAACTTTCGGCAGAGAATCGATCAGGCGCCTGACAATGTTCTTCTTTGGGGCTGGCGAATCAATCTGGGTTTTGATTTCGTCAACCACGTCGAGAGCTTCAAGCTTTTCAGCGTCAGGCAGCTCTATCTTCTCGACCTCGGACCTTAGGCCTGCAACCAGATTAGATATTTCTGTATTTGAGTAAACTGTGTTAACGGAATTATCTACGCTTTGGTTGTTGACCCGAGCATTGTTACCGTAAAAGTTGTAAACGGTGCTGTGGCTTACTTTCTCAGCTTCTGCCTCTCCCATACGTCTCACAACCATCTGATAGTGAGCCTCGAAATCCATAACTGCTTCATAAAAGCCTGGTTCTACAACTTCAAACGTTTCGCTTCCGCCATTAGACATATGGCGGATAATCAGGTCTTTTGGCTCGATGAAAATTGAAGAGTCCCAAAGAAAGACCTTTCCCTTTTGGACGCTGGCTTTCAATCCATCGAATCGCTGGCCATTTGTTTTTAAAACCGAAATATTGTCCTTTGCGAAATCGTTAAACATCCCACGCATAACGTTCCCATCCTAGTCAGTGGTGTTACCCGGCGTCATGCCGAGCATAGCCATCAATACCCCACTTCAACGACTCACGCCACCCTTTGGAATCGCTTATGAGCCAGCTCCACCAGATACTGGTAGGCGACTGCATCGACATGATGCGCACGCTGCCAGATGAAAGCGTGCATACGTGCGTGACCAGCCCGCCCTACTACGGTCTGCGTGACTATGGCGTAGAAGGCCAGATCGGCCTTGAGGAAACCCCTGCCGAGTTCATCGCTCGGTTGGTCGACGTGTTCCGCGAAGTGCGCAGAGTACTTCGCGCTGACGGCACGATCTGGGTCAACATGGGCGACAGCTACGCCGGCAGCTGGGGCGCGCACGGCCGGGACGACATGGGTGTCGGCGTTTCGACGATCAGCCAACGCCAAGTGATGGCGAGCCAGCGCAAATCGAAAGCGACAACCCACGCCGATTACAAGCCGAAAGACTTGATGGGCATGCCCTGGCGTCTCGCCTTCGCGCTGCAGGACGACGGCTGGTATCTGCGGCAGGACATCATCTGGCATAAGCCAAATCCTATGCCGGAGTCGACGCGTGACCGCTGCACAAAAGCTCACGAATACCTGTTCCTGCTCAGCAAGTCACGGCAGTACTTCTACGACCAAGACGCCATAAAGGAACCGGTGTCAGCCAGCTCTATCGCCCGTCTAGCTCAGAACGTTGACGATCAAGCGGGAAGTGATCGCGTCCCAGGCAAAGCCAACGGGCCAATGAAGGCAGTGCGCAGTAGGCGGGACAGCTTCAAGCGCGAAGGCTCGAAGCGGGAGCAGGTGATTCCAGGCCAAACAGTCGGAACTCATCGACCTGATCGAACTGACAGCGACTACCCACTGGATATGCGGAACAAGCGCTCCGTCTGGTCAGTGCCCACTGTGGGCTATAAAGGCGCCCACTTCGCTACCTTTCCGCCCGACCTGATCAGGCCCTGCATCCTGGCCGGTGCGCCGCGCGGCGGCGTGGTGCTGGACCCATTCGGCGGTGCCGGTACCACGTCGCTAGTTTCGATGCAGGAAGGTCGACGGTCGATCATCTGCGAGCTGAACCCAACGTACGCGGCTCTGGCCCGAGCGCGGATCGACTCAGCTTGGCTGGATGGAGCTGCGCAGATGGATGTGTTTCGTGACAATCCAGCCGCTTGAGAGTCCTCTACCCGGTAATAATTGGGCCTGGTGACCAGCTTACAGCGTTGAGACTCGTCGTGAGTTCCATCTTGATCCAAGGCTGACCACACGTCCCGCATTTCATCGAAGCCGTGGTGAAGCTAACTGTTATACGCCCGCTTTCGTGGTCAACCATTCTCCCTGTATTCGAAGGTTGATCCGGATACTCAATCATCTGGATACAGTTTTCGCATAACCCCACAGCACTCTCCTAACCGACTGCATGTTGGGCAGTACATCAATGCACCGCCTGAACGATCTAGGCGTGATCGCCATAAAATGATCGTACCTCCCTAAAAACACCGATCGGAGCAGTGAACGCGATTGTTTTATGCAAAAGCCTATTGTCTAGCTTGCCTTTCCATCGGACTTCTTTTCTGCCCAAGAATTGTAGTGTGCTCGCAGCATCTGGGGTTCGACATCCTCGCCATCAGCAAAAGCTAAGTCATCATAAAATGTGGAACGAACTTCTGGATAACGAACGAACTGCATTCCACTCAAATGTTTAAGCATAGAGTACTTTTCAACATAATACTTCAAGCCCTCCCCTTTTACAGTCAGGCAGTTTAGAAAAAGAATACTGAGCTCGGCGTTATGCAACTGGGCACGAAGCATATTTGCGTAAATGCGCTGATCATAATACTGCTTAAGCAACTGCCTTATCAAAAAGAACGAGTATTTCCTATTCATGCGTAACGGATCGACACCAAAAGACTCGATATGTTTGAGAAGCTGATAAAGATTTCTAAAATAGTGCGAGAAATTATGAGAGAAAGACTCATCGAAGTCATTGATTACTACTTTTAAATGCTTTATATAAGCTTCCTCACCGACTCCTCCAAAAAAGTAATGTTTATGCAGTGCATTGAATGCAGCCTGCCCAATCAAGAGCTGAGGCTGTCCGGTCAAGGGGCCACGTAAATTAGAGACTTTTAGCTCGGCAGTTAAACGGATATGTATATCAAGCAACCTGAAAAATACAGCTTCGAAGTTTTGTCGCTCAATATTCTGCCGCTGTTGAATCTGAATATCGTAATTATCTTTAGCATCCTGCCGAGCAAGCCTTAGTTCAGCCCTCTGCATTCTTATACTGTACAACACAGCCATCAGTGCAACGAAACTTAAAAAGGGGTTGAGCATACCGCCCACAAAATCGCCAAGCTGCCCCCAGTACTGAGCTGAGTTAGAGTTAGCTATTGCGATTAATGGTATATCTGCTCCGACCCAGAAGTGCCAAATGACTGCCACCAGCACTAACGTGGTGGCACCGAATCCGGCGAGACAAATCATACCCAAGATAAATATATCTAACGGGTTGCTGCGCATATTATTTGCAGGCACCTTAGGCGCTCCTTGCTTAAGTTGATTTCTGAAACTGCCCAAACAACTGAGACCGCACATTATGCTTGAATATGGCAGCGTTTGCAGCGGCATTGAGGCCGCGACCGTGGCCTGGCAACCGCTGGGCATGGAGCCTGTGTGGTTCGCCGAGATTGACCCCTTCCCCAGCGCCGTGCTGGCCCACCACTACCCTCGCACGCCGAACCTTGGCGACATGACCAAGCTCGGGGCCCTGGTCCTGGCTGGCAAGATCAAAGCGCCGGACGTGCTTGTAGGCGGAACGCCGTGCCAGGCATTCAGTGTCGCCGGCATGAGACAGGGCATGCTCGACCCGCGCGGTGCCCTAACCATCAAATATGTGGAGCTTGCAGATGCAGTTGACCATGTTCGAACCAGTCGAAACCAACCCGAAAGCATCATCGTCTGGGAGAACGTCCCCGGTGTCCTTTCCGACAAAGGCAACGCCTTCGGATGCTTTCTTGGCGCACTTGCTGGGGAAGACTGCGAGCTGCAGCCTCCAGGGAAACGGTGGCAGGACGCTGGTTGTGTGTATGGACCCAAAAGAACAATCGCGTGGCGGATCCTGGACGCCCAATATTTCGGCCTGGCCCAACGACGCCGCCGTGTGTTCCTTGTCGCAAGTGCTCGAGCAGACTTCGATCCCACGGAGGTACTTTTTGAGCGAGAAGGCGTGCGCCGGGATTGCGCGCCGAGACGGTTACCGGAGTCGTCACTTCATCCTACTCTCACGGCAAAAGGGGGTGGCGCTCTCGATGACCGAGAGGCATATGTATTGGAGACCGATGGCGTTCGTAGAACCAGCGTAATCGAGTGGGAGCGCTGTCAGGGCTTTGTGGATAATTACACGCAGATCCCTTGGCGCGGCAAACATGCTAGCGATTGTCCTGATGGCCTCCGCTATAAAACGATTGGCAATAGCAAGGCGGTACCCGTCGTTAGATGGATCGGCGTGCGACTGATCCATCACACCCAAGTAAATCCCTATTAGCCTCGTTAACGAAGCAATCGGCGAATCCATATTTATGGCAACTAATCGTCGTACATAGGATACATTTTTGGAATTAATATGCTTTCAGCTAATGGAAACTCCAGAAAGCCCCCATCAATTAGCTCGAACTCCCAATCGTCTAGCACTACACTTTCGAGATCGCCCTCAAAATATGAAATAGATAATTGTGCCGACAGTACATTCCGATAGGTCAGGTTGTGTATTTCTTTTTGCCACGTAGGGTCCACGTCTTTTGGCGAAAGAAAGCCTAGACACATACCTAACTTCCAATACTCGGCCGACACTTTAAATTCGAAATCCACACCATGAACAGAACAATCATTTTTGGCCGAAAAGACCCGAATATTTGTAGCTTTAATAGCTGAAACCGAAAACCTCACATCTTGTATATCATATTCAGCCTCCAAATCAATCGTAAAGTCGTAATTCACCAGCCATTCACCAACCATTTGTTGTGCGATGTCCAAAACTTGATTCAACGCCTTATCAGCAAAATCTAATGGATGATCTCTGGCTGTGTGCGCCAATGCATTTACAACCTCGCCTAGATTGCTGGACCAGAAAAGATGGCGACTACCGGAACAATATGAGCACATATCGGAATCGGAGCTAATAACGTGTATACGCAAATTATTTTCGGCGGCATATGCTTTCAAAGCTTCCAAAACAAATGCATCTCTGAACTCGTTTTGCTTTTTATCAGAAAACGGAGGCAGCATATCAAAGAACAATGTAAATACGTCTTCTGCAGATGCAAGGTCAACAGAAATAATCTCTATATTTTTAGTCGAGAGAAAGCGCTCAAAACCGGCAAAAAGCTCCGACTCAATACTGCCTGCATCAACCCGATCGAACATTAGTGAACTAGCATATGCAGGTATATTCCGCAAAACCTTGCCTTTTTCGCGAAAAGACTGCGCCGCGCTGGCGGCTTCTTTAGACTGCGCCCTTAGGTGCTTTTTGACTTCAGCCACTGTGACATTAACCAATACCAAGCTAGCCTCATCTCTTTCTAAAAGATCAGTAAGGCTCGCCAAGTCCTTGGAAAAAAACTGGTAATTATTCGCATAAAAAATACATGAATCAATGAATACGACTCTCGAGCGAAGCGCAAAACCATCCATTCCAACCTCCATTACACTCACCTGTATCTCGCTCAAAAACCAAATCGCAATAACTTGAGACACGATCATACGAGCAGCCGGCCAGCCCACGCTACCAGAATCTGGCACCAGAACTCGGACGCAGTTTGAAGCCGGCGAACAATCCTATGCTTTTTGAGATATCAAATTGCATGAATGCTAAATAAGCGACGACCACAGTGCCGTCACTTAAATCAAGCTACTCACGCCATCTTCGCGAGGATAAACCATGTTTGCAGCCCTGCGAGCCCCCATCAATCCAGACACCCTCCCCACACCCTGGCCGGCACGCGATGGTCTTTGCGATGCCTGCAACGCCTACCGCGCCCGAGGAAACCACAAGGCCTGCCTGGGGGGGGCATGCCCGCTATGCGCAGAGCGCGAAGGAATCGAAATCATGAGCAACGAACCGAACGACGTGCGTGAGTCGCGTGAGCTGCTGCGTTGCCCGTTCTGCGGCGGCGTACCGTTCATCACAAAGCATCACCGTGAAGAGATGTACGCCTTCATACACCGTTGCGAAGTTTTGGGACCGATCAGCCGGGACTTCCGCGAAGATCCAGCGGCGCATGTCGAGATGTGGAACACTCGCGTCCAGCCAACCGCCAACACGAGAATAGTGCTGCCCGATCGCAAGCTGATTTGCAGCTATGAGGACGCAGGATTTAACGAGTGCCTAGATGAAGTCGCCAAGCTGAACACCCCGCAGTAACCACCCCCTCTCAATCAATTCAATGTCAGCCGCGTGTGCGGCAAGGACGAAGTCATGCCCGAAGAAAAGCAAAAGCTTGGCCCGGACCATTATCGATACGTCGACGAGCTTGACCCGAAAGGCCTAGAGGTTACCTGCAAGCGTTATGTCGTCATCGGCGAGACTGATCAGTGCTGGTACATCATCTCTGAATTCCACGACAACCTATTCGGCGGGTCGCAGCGCGAATCCCTGCTGAACCAGTATCGCAAGCGCGTGCTTAAGTATGGCGGCGAGCACGGCCGGCGATTCGCTTACATCACCAAGGAATTGGCGCTGCGCTCTTACAAGCAACGCAAGTCCTGGCAGGTTCGCCATGCCCAGCTTTCCCTTGAGCGCGCCAAGGCCGCCATTGCATATTTCGGCGATGTTAGGACCGAAAGCACCACACCACCCGACAACTTGTTGATCCCCTGCGAATACATCCAGGACATGAACTGGAGCGAGTACTGATGATCAACCAAGCCAAAGAACGCCCCATCCTTTTCTCGGCTCCAATGGTGCGCGCCATCTTATCGGGCCAGAAGACAGTCACGCGGCGTGCGCTCAAGGTCCAACCGCACATTGATGCGAGCGGTAATTTCTGCGTAAGTGGGGCCAACTACGGGCAAGACATTTACGGCAAACCGGTGACAAAAAACTTTGTCATCAGTAACTGCCCGCACGGAAAACCCGGTGACCGGCTATGGGTGCGAGAGGCTTGGCAGGCTGATGCCCATATGAACGAGGTCGCGCCGCGAGAGCTGAGCCACGGCGAGCCAATCCAGTACCCGGCAGATGGTGAATCAAGGCAAACCGGATGCTCGATGATCACGCCAGGGAAAACTCGGCCATCCATTCACATGCCGCGCTGGGTCAGCCGCATCCTGCTGGAGATCACCGCCATTCGGGTTGAACGACTGCAGGAAATCAGTCTCGCCCAGGTCCAGCGGGAAGGCTGCGAAGTTCGCCAGTTCTGGCTCTTTGGTGCAAATCAAGAGGAAGCACAGAAGATAGGCACCTCTGTTTTTGGCGGGCTCTGGTCATCTATCAACGGTGCTGAATCTTGGAACTCAAACCCGTGGGTCTGGGTCGTCGAGTTCAGGTGCATTACGCCGTGAGCGAGATATGGGAATGGTCAGAAATTACGCAGCTGAACGCACTTAGCTGCTTCGAGGCTCCGCGGGAAGGCTCAATGAATAGCGGGTATAGATTCTGTAGCGTCGTCGGAAGCCGCGATGAAGTCATGCCACGCTAAAAACGCTTGATAATGGCGGTTAGTTGCCTCTGCCCAAAAAGCGCCTTCAATTTCCTTCGCAGCAACCATCATCATCATTTTAGCGATTGATGCGTCCAGCTCCACCAAGAGCTCATGAGCCCTGAAGCGAAATTCATCATTTGGCACTTTAAATATCCCTTTAGATGGCCTGACCAGAAAACACGGGTCTATTTCCCATCTAAGAGGATGGACAACCTAAGCAGCGAAACGACCGGTTCGGTCTGACCAATGGTTGGAAACCTGCGTTCTAGGCCAATCTTTTCATTTACCTTAGATTAGCCGCTTGTGCGGCAAGGACGAAGTCATGCCCGAAAGAATTCCTTGCTCGGAGTACGACGTAACGAAAGATCGCTGCAGAAGCGGCTTTCCTATGCTGCATTCCATATGTCGAGGCATGCCCAGCGGATGCCACTCATGTGGCGTGCCAGGAACCATGCCCATGTGTCTGCGTGAAGACCTTCCCCCTCACTTGATGCGCGATGACGGCATGCCGCTCGGCTGGCCTAACAATAGCCCCAGCCCTACCGCACCATGAAAATCAGCTCTCCCCTGTCAGTCATCGCCATGCCGTACTTGAGCCTGCCCAGGTACTGCTCGTGCATTGAGTAGACCCGGTCATCGATGATTCTGAAAATCATCGTTGTCTCAGACCAGATATTGCCGTCCACCGCCCGCCTGCCGAGCCTGGCATTGCGTGGGCCGTAAACCTCATCCGCCGTTGTGGTGCATTCCATGACCTCTCCTTGGTGCTGCCCCAGCTCCTGCTGGCTGCGTGGACCATAGCAGTGATCGGTAGCACCTGCCGGATATCCCCTTCCCTAAGAGCCTGCCGATGATCGGCGGGCGAGGACTACACATGCCTACCAAGCAAATGGCCTACATCATCCCTGCTGCGATCAAGTGCCCGAAGTGCGATTACCAGGGGCACGGCCAGCTCATTACGACCCGCGCGGTTTACTGCCCTCAATGCTTCGACGACTTCATCAGTCAGCACGTACCCGTACTGGTGCCAGACCCAGATGGCAAACGGTTCGACCCCAACAGCTTCATCGTCAAGCTGTAACCCCTTATGCCGCCCAGCGCGGCCCACACTCATTTCAATATCTAACCATGGCGGTCCTGAGCGGGCTGCAGGAGCTACTGATGGACGAAATTCACTTTCTGTCGCACGAAGAGGTATGCACTCTAACCGGTGCCAAAACGAAAGCCGGGCAAATAACCGTGCTAAAGCGAAACGGGATTCGGCACACGATCAAAAGAAGTGGCTGGCCATGTGTGATCGCATCGGCGCTGACTGGCGAAGCCGTGAGCACCACGACTACAGGCAAACCTAAATGGCAGCCACGGCTGGTGGGATAAATGGGAAGAAAGCCGATTAATCCCGACAGCGTCACACGCCTCAGAAAGCGTAAACAGCGCAGCGGGGTCGTCTATTACTACTATGACATCGGAGGTTCACCGCGAAAGGAAATTCCACTGGGCTCTGACTATGGTATGGCGATCGTCGAGTACGCCAAGCTGGAGAAGAGCCGAACATCATCGGCCCTCGTCCAGCAGGTGCTTACCTTCGCGTATGTCGCGGAAAAGTACATGGCTGAGGTCGTGCCCACCAAAAGCCCGGCAACACAGAAAGACAATGCCAGGGAGCTGAAGCAACTTCTGAAGTTCTTCGACGATCCACCAGCACCGCTGGAAGCGATCGAACCTCAACACGTCGTGCAGTACCTGCGCCAGCGAGGCAAGACTGCCCCTGTCCGAGCCAACAGGGAGAAGGCGCTACTGAGTGCTATCTGGAATTTTGCAAGGAGCGCTGGCTACACGTCGCTGGCCAACCCGTGCGCGGGCGTCAAGGGTCACAAGGAAGTCGGGCGAGACCATTACATCGAGGACGAGATGTTTGCACTGGTTTACGGCCATGCGGAGCAACCTCTACGCGATGCTCTGGATCTTTTCTACCTGACAGGGCAGAGGATTGCGGACACGCTGAAAATGGATGAGCGCGATATACGCGACGGCAGGCTATGGGTTCAGCAAGGCAAGACGAATGCAAAAAGGAGGATTGAAATTACAGGTGAGCTGAAGGTGGTCATTGACCGCATTATGACCAGAAAGGAAGGACACAGGATCCGCACCTCCAGGCTGATCGTTATGGATAACGGCCAGCCCATGACGAGCAGTATGTTGCGGGGAAGATTTGACGCGGCACGCGAGGCGGCCGGTGTGGAGAAGGGAGAATTTCAGATGCGAGACCTGCGAGCGAAAGCCGGCACGGACAAGGCTGAGTCGAGCGGCGATATCCTTCAAGCCCGCGATCAGCTCGGGCACACCACCGTGGTGATGACCGAGAACTACATCCGCAAAAGAATCGGGAAAAAGGTCACTCCAACCAAGTGAATTCTGCACCGCAATTATTTTTACCCCCTTGAATTTAAAGAGCTGCAAGGCAGGTAACTAACGTGTCATGCGGTGCAGGATTATTGCTAACCATATGTTTATAAAGGATAAATTTACGGACTTAAAATCCCTCGTCCTTTGGACGTGCCGGTTCGACCCCGGCTCGGGGCACCACATATATAAAGGGCTTACCGGGCATTTTGCCGGGTAGGCCCTTTTTGTTTTGGTTCGGAAAACCATTCGTTTATTAGACTGTCTGCCTACCACGACGGCGGTGTCGCCGCACAAAAATCCATCTGGTGAATTGTGTGCTGGATCACCAGACGCAGCTTGTCGACGCAGTGATCAAGACCTGCGCCTCTGTCGTCGATCGCCTTTATTACGTATGACTAAAGCCTGCTTGATGCCTCCGATTTGGAGCTGCACCGTGCCAATCTGGAAAGCTTGCCGCTGCCGCAAAAGTCGAGAGAGATACCGGTGCTCAAAAAGTGAAAGCCAGCGCGACCGCACCACAAGCCGCTGCGGCGCCCATACCGGTCGAACAGGCATCACCAAAGATGTCTACCGTAGCCTCTTCCCCCAAGCCGACGAAGCTTGAAGCGAATGTCACCGCTACCGATCTTCATGCGCTGGTAAAGGCCAGACTCCAATCTCGGTCCTCACCGTAAACTGGGGCGCGCTGGACGATCTGGTGCACATCCAAGGCGCTGACTCCCAAATGGACGGAGTAACCATCACGCAGTTGGCAGCATAATCGCTACCGAACTGAGTACCATCCAAGCCAATCGCGCAAAGTCAAAGTCATCCGAGCTGTCCGAGGCGTTAAACGAGTTCCAGCGCAGCGGTGGAACGGTGCGCGACCTTGGGTCGTTTCAGGTCGCGCCCCGCCCACCGCGTAAAGAGTCACCACCCCGCAAGCCCCGCTACAACGGCGAGGATCATCGGAAGTATGTCGAGGAAGAAGCGGACCTGGCACTGCTCAAGCGCATGGAGACAATGCGCGACCTGGGCGTCAGCCACTTCAAGGCCGAAAAGCTGACCGGGATCAACCGCACCGTCATCAGGCGAATCGTTCAGAAGTACAGCCTGGACTACCCCAGCAGCAGGGCGAAATGAAGCGCCTGCAAATGCGCGTCCGCCACGGCAGGCGCCAGCATCACATTCACTTGCCGCCCAGCGGCTTACAGGAGCGGTTTAATGGCGATGGATCAAGAAGAGCGATCAGCCAAGACGGCGCTGAAGCGGAAACTGGTCGCTGAGAAAGAGCTGCGCCACCGGGTTCGGCCTGGCATTGAGCAGGCCCTGAATCGGGTTCGCCAGCGCGGCAAGATGCCCATCGTCAGCGAGGTCTTGCAGATCGCGATCATGAAGATGGATTTGATGGATGATGAAGAGCTTGATGCCTTCCTGACTTATCCGCGCCACGAAATCGTGGTTAGCGAATCCGTGGCGCGGGCAATCTACGACGCGGGCATCAGGAATATCCGGAGCGCCGACCAAGACGAATCAGACGAGGTCATCTCACCGCTCGCCATCAATTGCTGCGACTGAGCTGCACGTTCTGGCTGATACAATTGATGTTAGTCACCGTGCCCATGAACGCATTCATCTGCACAGAGCACTTTTCAATATTCAGGCCGTTTCTGCCATCGCTTGAGATGTTAGTCACGTAAGGCCCTGCGGTTGAACAGCCAGCCAACACGGCTACGGCGGCAAATAAAGCAAAAATCGACTTCTTCAAAGTACAGCTCCTAGTGCCCGGCTCCATGCCGGTCACCCGTAATACCCCATTCCTAACCAACTTGCCACCACCGGACACGGAGGGCGGCGCCTACCCGAGGTAGACGAAATGCCTGTACGTCATAGCGTCATCCACAAAATCGACAAGAAGCCTGACTGCAGCCCGGCCGTTCTGTTCCTGGGCGCTGCCGAGCAGTTCGAGAGTCAGGCCCGCGATGACCTGATGAGGCAGCTCAACGAAAGCTACAACGCAACCGCCAGCAAGGGATGGGGGTTCTTCTAACCACAGTCAGGCGCTTTCCCGTTTAGCGGCTGGCTCGGCGAGTACCTATCCGGCGATATCGACTTCCTGGAATTCAGCGCCAGCGCCGTCGAGCACCTGACCAAGCTGATGGAAGAGTCGAACCTTACCACCGGCGGGCACGCCCTCTTCTACCACTATCAGCAGGGCATGACCGACTATCTGGTTATCGCTCTGGTGCAGGAAACCGAAGCGGTGACCATGACCGAAGAGCTGGCACTGACGGCGGTGAACTGCCTCGACCTCGGACCACATCCACCTGGCCGCGCGCATCAACGTGAGCGAGTGGCAAAACAATCCTCAGTCGAAGCATTACATCTCGTACCTCAAGGGCAAGCAGGGTAGCCGGATCAATGACTACTTCCGCGACTTCATTGGCTGCCAAGAAGGCATCGACGGCCCGGGCGAAACGCGAACGTTGCTGAAGGCGTTCAGCGACTTTGTCGAGAGCGAGGACATGGCCAACGAGGCCGCTCGCGAGAAGACCAGCACCTTGGTCAGCTACTCCATGGCCCAAGCCAAGCTGGGTGAGCCCATTACCCTTGACGAATTGTCGGGCCTGATCGACGAAAACCGGCCGAAGAATTTCTACGATTTCATCAAGGCGAAGGACTACGGACTTTCTGAATCCCTGCCGCCGGATAAGAAGACCCTTAACAAATTCCGGCGATTCACCGGCCGGGCCGAGGGCATGTCGATCAGCTTCGAAGCTCATCTGCTGGGCGACAAGATCGAGTTCGAGGCCGGTGGAACGCTGACGCTGCGCAACCTTCCTACCCAGCTCACTAACCAGCTTAAGCAATCAGCCTAACCCAACCTTCACCTATTGAGCTGAATGCCCCTCCAGGCGGGCGCGGTATCTGAGGACCGGAGCCACAAAATTGCGATATTCACGAATGTGGCTCGGCAGCATGAAATTTCCTATCAGTTATCAGCCTTCAGGTGGGAGCATGATGGCCTTGATTGAGGCTAGCCAGTTGGTCTTGATGTACTCCTTTAAGTCCGACCACTCATCCTCGTCGAGTTCCTCAATTTTAAAATCCATAGAGCCATCGTTATCACGAGCCCGCCCTAAAAGATCCCATTTGGCATCGTATGACTTGCCATTGGGTAGCGGGACATGCCCAACTATCGCATCAGGGCTACCCAGATCGACACCTGTAATGACGCCTTCGGTACCGTTTTTGGTGCGGATATCAATCGGATGAATTTTGATTACAGGCATGCGGAATTCCCTCTCGTCTATGTTCCCGTAGTAGATACCCCATCCCCACCCAATTTGCCACTCACCGAGATATCGGGGATGGCGCCTGCAATGGAGATTGCCATGATCGAAGCCACCGAGAGGCAGCTCGGCGCTCTGGCACACACTCGGGCTGCGCCCGGAGTACAGAGACAGTCGCACGGTATATCGAAATCTTTTACTGGCGGGCCTTGGCCACGACGACACGACAGACTTGGAAACTTTGGTGACGCTGGGGCTGATGGGAAGTCGCGAGCCCCCGGCGTTTTGCGATCAGAGCGAAATTCTCTACTTCGCGACCGAAGAGGGCGAACGATTCGCCATTGCCAAAATGCCGCCTGCGCCACCTGCACCTAAGCGCACGAATTTTGACGCCTACCTGGATGAGAGCGAGTGCTACGACAACTTTGCCCACTTCTTGGGCATCAGGATGCCTCGATCTCATGAGCGCGGCGAACGCTGCAAGCGCGAATATCGCATGGTTCGCTACCGGCGAAACGTAGGCCGCTTTCATAGCCCCGAATACTTGCTGCTTTGCGAGCCAGTTGATGTTGCCGGTGAGTAGTGCTTGGACAGAAAGGATGCGAAGGCCAGTTACAAGGCCGCGCTTAAGGCGGCCCCTCGCCGACGCCGACGAGAGTGCGACGAAGGTTTTTGAATAACCCACCCTCGCCTATTGCACTGAACAGATAGTCATCTCTGCGGAGAGGGCACCGGGTTTATTCGGTCTTCTTTAGGGATATTCCAAGCACCCCCGTTGCGATCGCCCCTAGTAGCGCACTTACAGTCGACTCAGCAATTATCTTTTCCATGCCCATGATAAATATTGCAGCCACCAAGATAAAAAGCGCGAACGTCTTTAAAAGAACATCTGGCGGCGTTATGTATTTCACTTCTCCAGTAGTGACCCTATTCATGAAAATCAAGAAGACCCACATGATTGCCAGAATCGCGAAGGGAAACACTAAGAATGCTATGTACAGATTATTTTCCATATGACTACCTCACTTTATAGACATGACAGCTTTCGGCATTGGATCCATTTTCTTTAGTAGATAGCTTATAGACGCGCGGGAGCTGCTCAGGGGCGTAGGTCTGTCTCTGGTTCTCCTGCTAGAGCCTAGAGTTGATCAGACAGCTAGATTTTTGCGTAACGAGCCGTACGCATGACCCCCTCCTCACTTCCGCGACTCACGCCACCCTTTGGAATCGCTTATGAGCCAGCTCCATCAGATACTGGTAGGCGACTGCATCGACATGATGCGCACGCTGCCAGATGAAAGCGTGCATACGTGCGTGACCAGCCCGCCCTACTACGGTCTGCGTGACTACGGCGTAGAAGGCCAGATCGGCCTTGAGGAAACCCCGGCCGAGTTCGTCGCCCGCTTGGTCGACGTGTTCCGGCCAAGTGCGCAGGGTGCTGCGCGCTGACGGCACGATCTGGGTGAACATGGGCGATAGCTACGCATCAGTCGCCGGCGGCTACGCTGAAGGGGGTTCTGCCGGCAAACACGACGTGGTGTCGGTAGCAACTTGCAGGGCCGTGCGTAGAGGTCATCGGCGCACTCCGCCGGACGAATTTAAGGCAAAGGACCTGATGGGCATGCCCTGGCGCTTGGCATTCGCCCTGCAGGACGACGGCTGGTATCTGCGGCAGGACATCATCTGGAACAAACCGAACCCGATGCCTGAGAGCGTGCGGGACCTGTGCACCAAATCGCATGAGCACATCTTCCTGCTGAGCAAATCGAAGAAGTACTACTTCGACCAGACGGCCATTCTGGAACATTGCTCCCCGAACACCCATGCCCGTCTGTCTCAGGACGTTCAAGCGCAGATCGGCAGCGAACGCGCCAACGGCGGAGCCAAGAGCAACGGCAACATGAAGGCGACTGCGCGGAAGTCAAACGGTGTGGGTTGGGGTCACGGCACAGACGCCGACGTCCGCAAGCGCGGCAGGGTCAAAGACAACGAGTCAATGAACTCAGCCTTGGCGATCATGCCAACCGAGCGGAACAAGCGCAGCGTTTGGACTGTGGCCACACACAGCTTCAAGGGCGCCCACTTCGCCACCTTCCCGCCCGACCTGATCAGGCCCTGCATCCTAGCCGGTGCGCCGCGCTGTGGTGTGGTGTGGTGTGGTGCTGGACCCATTCGGCGGTGCGGGCACCACGCCGCTGGTTTCGATGCAGGAAGGTCGCCGGTCGATCATCTGCGAACTGAACCCAGAGTATGCGGCTCTGGCCCGCGCCCGGATCGACGCGGCCTGGATGGACGGCGCGGCGCAGATGGACGTATTTCGCGATTCAGCACCACACCGCGGTTAGTAACCAGGCTTTACCTCTTTCTGAAAACTGGCGGCCGGTTCAAGCGGGAAAGGCCTATAGGAGGCAAGATTTTCGTTAAGGAATTTGGCGATGTCTCGGGCTTTGTTCATGTCTGTGCCGGGCTTCAGATCAAATGCTGGCGGATCTTTTTGAAGCCCTGGTATATCGTCGTGAAATTCCATATTTAAATATGGCACTCCATCAACAGATTCTTTGATGGTGAAAACTATCCGAGTCTTGTGGCTCATCGCAATCTCCAGTCTCCGACTCCATGTCGGGCACCACACCAATACCTCACTTCAACGACCTACGCCAGCCCAAAAGCGTTGACGCATCACTGGATTGGCGAGGACGTGCAGCGCGAAGAGATCGCGCAAGAGTTCAAGTCAGTGCTTGAAGCGAACGTCAGCGATGCCGCTAAACTGGCGCTAGGTAGCTTCTCGGCCTGATTATTGGTGCCCCGAGCCACTAAATCCCAAAGTTAGAAATCGTGGCGCTGGAGTTTTACCGGAAGAGCATGTCCAGTGAAAGAGCAGGCAGAAGTAATAAAGAGCAGGTTGATTAGGAATCAAAAGACGTGGTAAGACGCAAGCGCCGACGTTCAAGAAGACTCCTGACAAACCCACCAAGGTAAATAGCGTCAGATTTGCCGTAACTTTGAGCATGCTCTTTTCGGGCTATAGATATCGCTGTGTTCAACTCTCAAACTCAAAATGATTGCGGAGGAACTGGACGGTATACGCTAGACAGCTTTTCGCTATGCTCAGAGTGAACTCCAGATTATGCGTCGTAGGCCCGGTCAACAGTCGCACGCTGTTTTCGGTGACCTCTAATGAAGAATCCAAAGATCTAAAGGTTGCATGGCTCGCTGTACTTGAAAACCCACGGTAGACCGTATCATACAACTCCATTAGGCCCGCGACACGAGCCGCTTCTATTGCACTGAGACCGCCTTCTTTGCCGCCGCCCTTCTGGATAACATACCCTAATTGCTCGACTTGCTCGTCGGTTAATTCTAGACAAGTGCGCGAATTAATAATGGCCTCAGCCTGCTTTCGATCTGATATATCACCAGCTCGAGCTATAAGTTGGAAAACTGATGCGTCTGTTGCAAGTGCGCCACCGTAGAAAATAACCTCTACAGCGGTCCGCAGTAACGTCTGGGCTTCAACAACAAGGCCAGCCTCACAGAGCAATATCGCGGTTTGGCAGCTCCGGACTGCTCGCTGAAAGAACACTATAGAAGCAATCATGTGGATTTCGTTTCGCTTGACTCCAGCAGCAATTAAGAGCCCCTGTGCTAAATCAGAAAGATCTTCGACGTCTGAAAATGCTTGGCCGAACTGCTGCCGATATCGCGCTTTAACATATCCGAGTGCCGGCGAAAGAAACCCCCTTGAGTTCAGGCTATCATTGATTTGCTTGTCGTCCATAAATTCCCTCGTATCTGAATTTTGCGTTGAGAATACATAACGCATAAAATATCAAAACGCCACCCCGGCGATTATAAACTATGTCCCTGGAAGGAATAGTAGGGATTCCAGTAACAATATTATTAAAACAGCTTCACCCCAGCGAGATACCCACTTGACACCCCTCAGCGAAGAAGCCTTGTAATGTGTTCCAATTTTTTCCGTCCTGCGAAAATGAGAGAATCTCTTCGTCCCCCTTCAAGAACCATCCCTCGAACTCCATATTAATTCTTTCTATGGCTATGGCGTGAGGCGGAGAAACTCTGATTTGCAAAGCGACATCACCAATCCCCCTAAGCAGTCTAATCCGAGGACCTACTATCTCAACATCCCAGTTTTCATCGCCCGCATAAAACTCATTATCAACAATTTTCAAAGTAGTTGCACCGGTCACATCGGAAAACATTCCAGAGAGGCGAATAGGCGCGCCTTCTTCTTCAGGCGGCAGAAGAGAAATCAAGTTGACCCCCTTAACCTGAATAATAACTGCACAATCGATAAAGTCTTGGCCCGCGAATCTCACAGAAATTGGCTCAGGCCCAAAATCAAAAAGCTCCGAAGCAAACCCCTGCTGCTTGCATTTAGGGTTTTGATTTGCACGAGCCACGGTTTCGGCTGATAACGTGCCACGTGCGCGTTTTTGATTGCATTGTGAACAAAGCAAAGTCATCCCGTTCGGATTGTGCTCAGTCGCGTCTTTGAAATCTGGATCGAAGTGTTCGTATTCATAATAGGCAAGGCCACATCTCACACATCCGAATCCGCATCGCCGGCGTATTTCTCTACGAATCGCTGCGGGTATGGTTCGCCCCAATCCGAACTTGTTTTTCTCGCCCATTAGTACTGCTTCCTAAGTTCTTAGACTCTTTAATATAGATCAATAGATGGAAACACATGAACAATCTTTGGTGGCGACTGCTCGCCAAGCTACTCGCCCAACCCACCACAGCGAAGGTGGTGCTGCCTGAGATCCTTTACCTACCGTATCGTGACGAGTTTGAGAGCGCCGACCAGTATGCAACTGCGGTTGGCGAGGCAAAGACTCGGAACTCCTGCCTTGATGAAGTCGCCAAGCTGAACACCCCGCAGTAACCACCCACTACTTTCAACGACTCACGCCACCCCGGCGAGGATGAACTATGTCCGCTCACCAGAAGAAACACCCCTTCGATTTTAAAACCCAGTACGGCCTTGGCTTCAATCCGCAAGACGATGAGATCGTTGTGGACTTTTTCTGTGGTGGCGGCGGCGCCGGAACAGGGCTGGAAATGGGCCTTGGGCGCACCGTCAGCGTGGCCAAGAATCACAGCCCGGCAGCGATCAGCATGCACACCGTGAATCACCCGGGTGCGAAGCACTTCACGACTGATGTATTCGACGGCGATCCGGATGCGAAATGCGGCGGCAAGGCCGTGGGCTGGTTCCACATGAGCCCGGATTGCACCCATCACAGCCAGGCCGCTGGCGGGCAGCCGCGCAAGCGCGAGATCCGCAACCTGTCTTGGATCGGCTTGAAGTGGGCAGGCAAGAAGAAACCCCGCGTCATCAGCCTGGAGAACGTGAAGCAGATCCTGCAGTGGGGGCCGCTGGTAGCCAAGCGTTGCAAATCGACCGGGCGGGTCGTGAAGCTGGGCGGCGGTATTGCTGCACCGGGTGAGGTTGTGCCGGTCGATCAGCAGTTTCTGGTGCCAGACCCTGCCCGGCGCGGCCAGACGTGGGCGGTGTTCGTGGCCGAGCTGGAGCGCCTGGGCTATGCCGTCGAGTGGCGTGTGATCCGAGCGTGCGACTTCGGCGCGCCGACCAGCCGGGAACGCCTGTTCATGATTGCCCGCTGCGACGGGCAGCCGATCGTGTGGCCAGAGCCGACCCACGCCAAGCGCCCCACCAAAGTCCAGAAGCCTTGGAGGACAGCCGCCGAATGCATCGACTTCACCGACCTGGGCAAAAGCATATTCGGACGCAAGAAAGACCTGGCGCCGGCCACCCTGCGCCGGGTCGCCAAGGGCATGAAGAAGTTCGTCATCGACAACCCGGCCCCCTTCATCGTCCCGATCGCGAACTGGTCGGGCGAGACGGTGCAATCTGCCAACGAACCGCTGCGCACGGTGACGTCATATCCAAAGGGCGGCGCTTTCTCGGTCGTCAGCCCATTCATCGCGCCAGCGACACACCAAGGCAGCGATCGCATCAACGATCCACTTGAGCCGCTGCCAACGGTGACGTGCGCCAACCGCGGCGAACTGACGCTGATCAGCCCTACCCTTATCCAGTCTGGCTACGGCGAGCGGGAAGGCCAACAGCCCCGCGTGCCGGGGATTGAACAGCCATTAGGGACGGTCGTTGCCGGTGGCGTTAAGCAAGCGCTCACAAGCTCGATACTGGTGGGTGCTGGCGGGCCAGTTTATGCAGGCAAGCCAGTAGCAGCAGATCAGCCGGTGGGCACGTTGATGACTCAGAACCACCGAGCGGTGGCCACGGCATTCATGGCTCAGATGAACGGTGGCTTCAACACCATCCACGCCAAAGGCGCTGACGAGCCCATGACGACGATCACCAATACTGGCAGCCAGCAGCAACTGGTGACAGCAACGCTGATCACCAACACAACGGGCCACGGACCGACGAACCTTGAAAGCCCGGTGCTGACCCTAACAACAGGTCAGCACCATGCCCTTGTGGCCGCAAACCTGGTGCATCTACGCGGCAACTGTGATGCGCGGGACGTGAACGATCCGCTGCACACCATCAGCGTAGGCGGCCAGCACCATGGCTTGGTCACGGCGTTCATGAAACGGGAGTTCGGTTGCAGTCTCGGCCAGCCTTTGGATGAGCCCGCACCTACCGTTACAGCAGGTGGTGGCGGTAAAAGCTCTGTCGTATCGCTCAGGCTCTCCCCAGAGCATGAGGAAGGTGCACTGCGCGTCGCCGCATTCCTGATCAGCTATTACGGCACCGAGAACGTGAGCGGTGCGGGTGAGCCAGCACCAACCATCACCACCAAGGATCGCTTGGCGCTAGTCACCGTCATGGTCAAGGGCACGCCCTACGTGATCGTCGACATCTGCCTGCGGATGCTCAACCCGTCCGAGCTTTACAAGGCTCAGGGCTTCCCCGCCGACTACGTCATAACACACGGCGCCGACGGCAAACCGTTCACTAAAACTCAGCAGGTTCACATGTGTGGCAACAGCGTGAGCCCGCCGCCTATGACAGCGCTCGCTCGAGCGAACGACCCGTAGCGCACATCAACTCAACATCAGGTGGCAGCATGATCAATCTCTTCTGGCGACTGCTCGCCGAGCTACTCGCGCGCCACGCAATGGCTTCCTGACCAGCGGTGCTGATCAGGTGCGTGGCTTGACAGTGCTGTAAAGAGAGCAGCAGTGAACATCCGGCGCCCGGCTTTTATAAAATTACGCCGCTTGTCGCCCCCTACTGCGGGAACGGCAGTAGGAGGCCGATACAGATGCATCACCCTTCTGGTTCGGATAGGGAAAACAAGGAAGGCTACACTACGATGAATCTCTTACGCGGCACTATGTTATCAACACGGCTGATTTCTGCGTTTGTAGTATGCGCAGTTGTTACACTAGGTGTCGGTTTTATCGGATATACGGGAATTACCGGCCTCAAAAACAGCGTAGATGGAATCGTAAACAACAACCTTATATCTGTATACAGCACGAGCAACGCCCGTTCAAATGCTATAGCACATTACCGTGACTTACACCGCGCATTGCTGTTCAAATTCGCGAAAGCAGATCAAGCCAAATATGAAGATGTTATAAGGTCCTTAGCAGACAACCAGCAAGAGGTGGAGCAACTTTTCAAAATATATCGGAAAACTCCTTTGCAAGACGATGAACGCATTGCAGGTGACCAGTTTGAAAAATCGTGGCCAGCTTATATAAACGCATCCTCTAAAGTAATCGAATTAGCGGCGAAAGGTGACCTTGAAAGTGCGACCAGGCTATTCGAGCAAGAAGTGGATCCTGAATACAAAAAAGCAAACGATGACCTAAAGATAATAGTAGCTTCTAATAAGCGCCAGAGCGACGAAGCCGCAGTAGAAGCCGTGAAAACCTCAAACACCGCCTATTGGTCATTAGCCGTAGGTGTAGTGATCGCATTCATTGCCGCGATTATTCTGGGTTTATTGGTAACACGCTCGATCACTCGGCCGCTTCTTGGGGCACTGCGGACCGCAAAACAAGTGGCCGACGGCGACCTTTCTCAAAAAATTGATGTAAGCGGGAACGACGAGATTAGCACACTGCAATCAGCACTGAGCATAATGCAAATTAACCTAAGAGATACTATTCAGGAGATCGCTAATGCGGCTGATCAACTAGCATCTGCGTCCGAAGAGCTGAATGCAGTTACGGAGGAAAGCGCCAAAGCACTGATACGTCAGAACGATGAAATTCAGCAAGCCGCTACGGCGGTTAATGAGATGACAGCCGCGGTAGAAGAGGTAGCTCGTAACGCGTCTGGAGCCTCTGAGTCCTCTGAAGAAACCAGCCGTAGTGCTATTCAAGGACGTGACCAAGTAAAGAACGCAGTTGGATCGGTTAATACAATGGCAGAGCAGATTTCTCAATCGACTGAAAAAGTCACGGTACTCGCGACGAGAGTCAACGAGATAACCGGAGTTCTCGCGGTCATTCAGTCAATCGCCCAGCAAACCAACCTCTTGGCCTTGAATGCCGCAATCGAGGCTGCCAGGGCTGGCGAGCAGGGTCGCGGCTTTGCCGTAGTCGCCGATGAAGTACGTGCCCTTGCGCATCGAACGCAAGCATCAACTACAGACATCGAGTCTATGATGAGCCAGATCCGTGCCGGTGCGGATGAAGCAGTGATCGCCATGAATAACAGTAGGAGCCTTGCAGGAGAAACCCGTGACCAAGCGATTGAGGCAGGCCACGCGCTAGACAGAATAACCGAAGGTGTTTCAACGATTAACGAGAAAAATCTCGTAATCGCAAGTGCTGCCGAAGAGCAAGCTCACGTAGCTCGTGAGGTGGATAGAAACTTGGTCAACATTCAAGATATCTCTACTCAGACCGCAACTGGCGCACACCAGACCAATGCTTCAAGTGCCGAGCTCTCCCGACTGGCTGCCTCATTTGGATTGCTGGTTAATAAGTTTAAACTCTGAATAATAACTGATCAGAGTGCGCGCATGTTATACGCACCTGATGATAGTCTATCCATGTGCATAGTCGCTATCCAAGCGTCTCTGCTAATAAGTCAAGAATAGGTTCCGGCCTAAGTAGCTGAAACCTAACTCAGAGAACAGTGTGCGCCCTTACACTTATATAAGCTAAACGCACTAGGCTTCAAAAACCTTAAACGCGTCAACAGAGAAATATTACAACCTTGAATTAAATGAGGTGGGGGTATGACATCATCCGATTTGAGATCGCAGCGAACTGGACTGATGAACCCGTGCCAAGCTAGATAGGCCTTCTGATGCCGAGAATTAGCCTCCTCCCAATGGTACGAGAGGCTTGGCAGGCTGACGCTCAGGTGAATGCGATCGCGCCGCGAGAGCTGAGCCATGGTGAACCGATTCAGTACCCGGCGGATGGAGCCTCTAGGCAAAACGGATGCTCGATGATCACGCCAGGGAAAACTCGGCCATCCATTCACATGCCGCGCTGGGTCAGCCGCATACTGCTGGAGATCAATGATGTGCGGGTTGAGCGTCTGCAGGACATCAGCGAAGGGCAGGCAGAGGGCGTCAACTTCCTGCGTTCAGCACCAGACCTCGATGAGACGCTGACCGCTGCGCAGCTCTTCGATTGCCTTTGGTCGTCCATCAACAGTGCCGATTCATGGAACGCCAACCCATGGGTCTGGGTAGTTGAGTTCAAGCCGGTGACGCGATGACAGGCTGCCAAGCATTAGAACAAGCCTGCGTCAACGACGTCAGCCTATGCTAAGCAACCGCGCTGGCGGTTTCTCATCAGCTTTCCGGTAGAGATATTGACGCCATTCCCGAAAGGCGCTTTGCTGACGCGAGCATGCATCCCTCCACTGCTCACCACCCACCTGCCCCACATGCAGGGCCATCATTATTTCAGTGGCCTTGTCGAGCTCGCCCACTAAATCATGTGCATTGGTTGTATCGAAATAATTGGTGTTCAT